TCCTTTTGATAACTCTTCAGGTATACCCTCGTTTGCGAGTTTATCCTGAATGACTTTTTGATCTAACATATATTCTATTTTAATTTAAATTGATTAATTATCCACAAGATATGAATTATTTTTTATATATGCAAATTATTTTATAACAAATTGTTTAATTTTTCACAGAATATTACTAAAAACTATTTAATTAGTAATATGTAAAGATTTTTGCATTTCCTTTATATGTTTTTATAATATATAAAATAAATGGAGTTTTCTTTATATATTATCGTCTTCCCGACTTAGAGAAAACGATAGCTATCTTATTGGTTAGTGCTGTTATTCTTCTATTGGTTGATGCTGACTATTTTATTATCTAATCGCATTTGTATTTATTTAAACTTTTTGTGTAATGTTATACTAATAATTCAAAATTATCTTTAAAATATTGCTCAGCCACTAACCATTTGTCTTCATGATTTTTCGGATTTCTTGCTATCATATCCCCAATTTTAGGGGACCCATTAGTTTTATCTGCATCAGAAATCGAGACCTTAAATTCGGTATCTCTCATTACATGTGGATACTTATCGATTTTAAATGCTCTTATATCAGCATAAGTTACGCATCTCATTTCTGCGATTTGTATTCTTCTGTACTTTTTAAATTCTTGATTTCCCATTTTCATTTATTTTATTGTTGTAATTTCGTAATTCTTGTCAAATATCAGTTGTTGCCTCTTTCCGTTACTATAAATAACTCCATGTCCTTGACTCCATTTTGTAAGCCCTTTACGAGTATAATATTGGTCCATTACACAAGAACAACCTACGCAATATGCCCCATTGAATACCTCATGTGAGTGTGTGTGGGCAGTATATGACTTCATTGATAACCTACCAAACGATGCTACACTTCCCTTAGCTCCACTAGCACCAAAATCTCCATGCATAGAGCAAATAATTTTATCTATCTTAACATTTGAACCATAAGGAAGATATTGTATTTTATTGTTTTCATCTTTCTTACATTCTTGCATTAGGTATGTACCAAAAACATTGCCAAAGTATTCAATGCCTTGTCCTTGTTGCAATCCTGCTAACATTAGATATGCCTCAGAATTATGTAAGTCTTGCTTCCAATTAAAGTTGTTTACCCACCTATCAAAGAACACATCATGATTACTCTCTACGATGTAGTAATGGTTAGCAGGTATCCTTGTTAACTTACATTTAGCAAAATACGTGCACTTGTCTAGCTCATTCATAACCATACTATCTCCGTTCTCTATCTTTCTCTTTTTGATATATAAATCTAGCACCTCGTGGGGATTTACGGAGGTGGCATCTGTGATGTCGTGCACAAATATATTTTTAGGCTTTATATCATTGAATATCCTTATAGTCTTATTAAAGAGTTCATTATCTAACCTAGCATTATGAATATCGCCAAGGATTAAAGCATCGCAACTTTCATTCCTTATTACTTTTCCATTCTTTACCTGCCAGTGTAAGTCTATAAAATCACCATCAGAAGTACAATTCACAAAGCGAGGAATTAAGCATTTAGTACTATCATTCTCGGACTTTTCTATAATAGTAAATCCATATACGTGATGCACCTCTCCATGCTCACCAATACGACTATCAGAGTAATTCTTTCTAGTCAATGAGCCTGTTGTTGTCATTATATGTACGTCATCACCCTTAGGTCTTAATAGTACTCTCATTTGGAATTTTGGATGTCCTAGTATCAAATGATTTCCATTGGCAATAGTTTCAAATCCAGACAATGGATTTTTAGCGGTAGATTGAACTCTACTCTTAGCAGATATTATGCAATCGTTAAAATACAGCTTATCGTAATAAAGATACTTCAATATATCCTTATCCCAACGTCTCTTTTCACTATCTTTTTCTAATAATGTAGTAGGATTTCTATAATTTACAGTGCATACAACAATAGATACTTTTTTATTATATACATCTTTAATGAATTTAGCTAGTACCTCCATATTTTTGAGTTGCCCTTTACTTATAGGGCTATCGTTTTGTGCTGAGGTAACAAATAGAATATCAGAATCTTCAGGTATTACGTGCTTAGATGCCTCAATTAAATCTGGTGATAACCTTATAGCTTCTTTGCCAACGCCTAATCTCTCCCACCACTTACGTACTGTTCTATCTTCAATAGATCCATACTTCCCTTGTATGATTTCGATCTTTTCTTTATGGGTAGCATCAATGTTGTAAATAGACTTAATATACTTTTTATCTTTTGATGTTAGTTCTTTCCATTTTGTTTTAAGCATATATTATTTTGATTAAATTAAGAAAGGGTAGTATCTCTACCACCCTTACAAGTTACGAATATTTTATTTATTTTCAAAACATTTACTAAAAATTATCAATGTATGCATAACAAAAAGCAATGTATGCATCTAGGAATTTACTCCCTCAGCATTTCTATCATTGCTATCAGTATCAATATCCTCTTCCACATTTCCATTGCTCCCTTTTATATCTCCAGAGCTATCTCCCTCATCAGTATTTATTCCAGCTTCCTCAAGTGCTGTTTTTAATTTCTCTTCTTGTATCTCTCTATATGTTTCTGGAGTATTGAAAGAAAGCATTTTTACAGCATTTTTTACAGATGTAATTCCAGAAGTAACAGCGGCAACAAGCATAGTAACAATATCAGAATCCGTAGATGGAAGTATAGAATTGTAATTAAACCCTATCTTTAAATCCCTCATTGCAGGATATTCTGTATATAAGTCAGCAGCAAGGTTTTTGATTACACTTATGCTCCTTGAAATAACATCATCATGAACCACCTTTTCCTCAGCCAATTTTACAAATGCTTGTGTGAACATTAGTTGAATACTTTTACCTGAAAGATTACCGAAATTAGAATCACTAAGTAAGGTGCTCAAATCTGGATATGTAAACCTATATATATCTTTTTCATTGTTAATCATCTCCAACTTAACACTCTCTGGAGCTGAATCTAATTGTAAATACTTCATATCAGCAGTACTGGTTTTATCAGAATCAAAATCATCACTAGGAGTAATCTCATATATGTTGACAGTAGCATTACATAATGGCTTAGTCTTTATTTGCCCATTTACTACTAAAGAGGGACTACCAATCTTAACATTCACATCACTATGTTGTGAACGTGCATAGTCTTGTTTATCAATGATAGGCATTACGGATTGAAATTCTGCCTCTGGTTGCTCTAAGTAAACAAAGAGAAGTTTCTTATTTTTCATATACTTATTCTCTTCTTTCTGAGGGTTGTTATAATCACCATTAGTATATCTTATAAGTCCATCTTTAGTCCATATCTCTGTTTCACTAACATTCTTTTGGAGTTTACCATCTTTGATTACATCATGCTTATATTCAACAACAACAGAATCTACCTTTGTAAACTCATCTTTATGTCTATATATCCTATATCCCTCTTTTAATGATAATACTTTAGCCTTAATCTTTTTACTCTCTTTGTCATACATGAATTGTATTGCTGCACGAGTTTCTATTCCACATACCATTGTTGCCTCCCTGAGTATTGACATCATTCTAATATCCTTATTCCATATATCCTGAAATCTATTGAAAGCATCCAATTTAGCTTGATTGCCTCTATCCTCTTCAAGTAATAAGTCAATAGGCTTACCATATAGGAATGCCACCTTATTAGTTATTATCTGTTGTGCATAAGGGATACATAGTTTTGAGTGCTTCATCTCATGTTGCACTTCCACAGACTTACCTGTTGCATCTAATTCCATTTGAGTAATCCAATAAGGATTTTTTTCGGGGTCATTAAGAATAGGGTGCTTGTTATCGTAAAAATCACGCAATTTCTGAATATCACCAGCATTTAAGTCATTGCAATTATGCTTCAATAAATATAATTGGTCGGTAACACTCTTTAAACTTAAAATATCATCTACTTTCATATCATATTCTTTTTAATTTCTGTTAGTCTATGTTTAATTTCTGTTAGTCTATCACTATCAAAAATAACATCTTCTCCATTATCATATAACTTTCTTTCCTCTTTCGTAAACTCTATCCCTGATATTACATTGTCATATGTAGGATTGGGGTGCTTCAATGTTCTTAATTCTGTACTATTCATTGATATAGGCTTTAAGTCTACATCTAATGCAATATTAGAAACACTGGGCTTATGACATACCGCTGAACATCCATCAAGAAATTCGCTATCAACATTTGTCAACATAGATATGATAAATCCAGATGAGTTTACTTGGTCTATATAATATATCTTAGTTGCATATTTATTCATTAAATTTACATATGCTGGTATCAATGATACTAACCCACCAGTACTAGAAAAGTATAGCTCTACTTCCTTATCATCTTTAGTTATCTCATTAAAAGATTTCACTAGTTTAGTAAAACCATCTCTCTCTATTGGCTCGTTGTAGTATATTATCATAAGTTTTTTAATCTTTTCAATCTAAGTTTTCTTGTAATGTTTCCTCAATATCTCTTTCCATTCCTCAAATATAGTTCTTTTTTTCTACATTCCAAAATATTTACCCACTTTTCTAGTGTATGTTCCAAGGTTCAACATTAGTACTCTCCCATTCACCTCTAGTTAAATCACTCTTACTCTTAACATTATTCAATCCTAACTCACCAATAAAGCGCATAAGCATTGAAAGAGAATCAGGAGCATCATCAGGTTGCCTCTTAATCATCTTAACATATGTAATCAACTGCTCAAAAGCATGAGAATAATCACCATGTCCTCTATCTTCCTTAAATACAAAATGCTTTTTAATCCATGCAGCATCCATTAATATTCTTGTTTCCTTATGTGAGGTAGTAGTCTTCCACGTAATGTCAGCATTCACACTCTTAGCAATACCCTTAGCAAATAACTTACCTCCATTATTACTTTCAAACCTTACTTTCTCAGCCCCATTTACTTGAATACCTCCTTTAATAAGAGGAGCAGTTACGTCCATTGGCGCAGTGGTGAATAGCCAATCATATATATAATATAAATCACCTACCTTAACACAAAATGGCATAGATAAATTATCAGTACCAGTATCAGCAGTATCACAGACAGCAAGGTTAGCCTCAATGTCAGCAATATTAGGTAACTCCTTATAATAAAGTAATTCATCTGGAGCAAATAACCTACCCTTAACATCAATAGGATTTTGTTGATACTCACTCTCCCATATTTCAGCAGCAATATTCTTTTTCTGTTTTTGATAGAACTCCGTCGTTTGTACATCCTCACAAAAAGACTTACCATCTTCCGTCATTGCCGCAATACATACATCATAATCATAATCACCACGCTCAACACTCCTACCAATAATATCATTCTTCCTCCAACGAGTACCTACATCAATATGACAACAACCACGCTCAACACGTGAACCTCTAGCAGCATCAGACCATGCAATAGTCTTATTGTTGACATTCTCACTCATAGCCTCAGTCCAGTTCTTATATAAATCATCCGTTATATCAAGCATACTTGCACCAAAACCAATGATGTTACCACCAGTACCACCACCAAAATAGGATTCCTGTGTAGCCTCTTTTAATCCCCATGTGTTAACACCCCTAGTTGCTAACTTATAAGGAAATATACTCATCCATTTAGCACTATCAACTAAATCCCTAGTATCCTTACTAAGTTTGTTATACAAATCCTTAGTACAAGTATTCCTCATGATACTCTTCTGTGGGAAGTGCCCAATCATAAATGAACAGAATAAAGATACAATATAAGACTTTCCACTTCTTGGAGGCATAGATATACCTACATGAATTGGATTACCAACTTTATATGCATCATATACGTGCTGAAGGACATCTGCTACTTGTTTCAAAACTCCTCTACGTGAGAAGAAATCAAAATCCATATATAAGCAGTAATCCCAAAATTTACCTTTCTCTGCACCTCTACGCAAAAGCTCTATCCTTGCTTTCGCCTTTAATAGAAGTAACTCATTTTTACTTGCCATCTTTTACCTCCTCATAACCATCTTTTACCTCCTCGTAATCCACGTCAAGAATGCTCCTAAGCTCCTCATCTGTTTTACTAGCCAAATCATTAGGTGCTCCCAAATTCTTGCTCTCACCCTCATAATAACCTTGCAATTTAGCTATCTTATCCCATATAACATCCTTATCATATAGAGATAATTTCCAACCAGTCTTAGTAGGCTCAATACCACTACAAGCCTCTTTCATGTCATCAGTCCATTCACTCATAGGCTTAATAGCAAATGCTCCTCCTACCCCCATGTCCTCAAAGTAATCACAAGCATTAACTTTAGTATGTCTAGCCATCCTCGCAATAACAGTTTCCTTATTGATGTTCCTAACGATACGTCTATCACTCTCTAATTCTGTTACCCTATGACCAACATCTTCTCTGTTTAATAAAGATACTCCTCTCTTATATGCCTCATCACTAGAAATCTTGTTGTCAATACATCTAAGATAAGCACTAGCAATATCCCTCTTCCGTACAACATTCCTACAAAAAGATTCTAAAGTATCATTAAGACCATACAATGCAGCCTTTTTAAATGAAGCTAACTCACTACCACCAGTAGAGAGGTCATCACAACCTCCCTTTACCATCTCCTTACTTTGTTTAGGAATAGAAGCACTCGCTTCCTTAAATATATTCTTATCCATTTCTATTAACTTATTATCTTTTCAATTACCTCCTTGAATTGCTCCAAGCTACGTATTTCCATACCACAACCACCTTGTGCAGTGATGGCAGCAATGAACTCCTTTTGCTCCTTTCTTAACTTATCCTTGCCTACTTTCATATCAAAACCATATAAACAACCTTTGTAATAAAATACTAAATCAGTAGTGCCCTTGACAGTACCTGTTGACTTCATCTGTGCCATACGTATACGTGCCTTGTCAGGTGATAACTGAGTAGTAAGGTTGTTAGTAGTTGAAAAACATAGGTATCTTAGTTCTGGATGCTCGTTCCAGAGCCATAAAAAACATTTTCTTTGTAACGCTTCATGTAATTTTGCCATATCTATTTTGTTCTATTTCTATGCTATTTTATCCTATTTCTATGCAATATACAACTAAAAAAGTACATTTCCAAAAAAAATACCAAAAATTTTTCAAAAACAAGAATTGTGGGGGTAAAAGGTCAAAACGGAAAAATGAGAGGGAAATTTGAGTGGATGGAGCTGGAGGCTGGTTATTCGTAAAAAGGCGAACACCCCTTCCGTTTTCCATTGGAAACAACTTCCACGCGACAACTCTCAGGACCACGAAAAAAGCGCAGGATTACGAAAAAATTTGCTTGATCTTTGATAAAACCACAAAAAAAATGCAAATAATTTAAAAAAAATTGCTAAAATACTTGCATATGTAAAACATTATCCGTACATTTGTAGTGAGATAGATAAACAAAATAACTTTTTAAAACTTTTTATTATGAAACTTAAATTTAATGAACTAACAACGCTTATCAATTACTCTAACTTTAAGAGAGTAACAAAGAAAAATTCTAGAAACGGAGTCCCTTACTTTGTTTATTTTTGTAATAATGATCTATCTGATGATCTTATTATAAAATTAAACTCATATTCAAATATTGTTACTGGTCATGCAGTTTCTGAATTTGCACCTGAACAAAAAAGTAATGTAGTTTTTGAATACGACAAAGCAATTAAAAAATAATTATAAACCTTTTTAATACTATTTTATTATGAAAAACGAAAATTTAAAAAACACAATCATTGAGGAGCTAGAGAACGACGAAAACAAGGCTATAAACTGTTATAATGTTTTTGCAGAAGCAAACAGTTACGAAATAATTTTTAATATGTATGAATTTGATGATGTAGTAACTGGTACACCTACTGAGATCGTTGATTCTGTTATGACTGGATTTAATACTAATCACAGTTATTTTTATTGTGATGGTAGGGGCTATTGGAATAGCTTTAACTACATTGAAGACAGCGATATATGTCTGAGTGAACTAGCTGAATATATAATAGAGAATAGAGAGGACTTCGACGACCTTGAGGCACTTGAAGACGAAGACGAAGACGAAGACGAAGACGAAGACGAAGACGAAGACGAACTATAAACATTTAATACTATTTTATTATGAAAAACTTATTAACAGCAAAAGGAATTTGCACTAAAAAAACTTATACTTTGTTAATGTCTAAGTACTGGGCTGATCCTAAAAATGGAATTACAACTTTAGATATTAAACACAGCACTACAAGTGCATTTACAAAGATGCTAGATAGTTTAGATATACCTTATAACTTAGTAAACAATAACGCTAAACATGCTAGTAGATGGGACAAGATATATTTAAAACATGAGAGTGATGTAACAAAATTGTACAAACTTATGTTTTCATTTGAGAGACAAACAAAATTTTAATTATAAATACTTTATATTTTTTATTATGAAAGACTTATATTTAATTAGAAAACATTTTGATTCTTTAGAAAAAAGTAACTCCTTTAATTACATGATGCTAAGCAGGTATAAAACAGACTTATTGTATTATTGGGGCTTTGGTCAAAAATGTGAGAAGCATTTATATTTTGGTAATTATAAAAAGCAAATGGATGAGATCATAAAACTTTGGAAAAAACTTCCTAAAAAACCTATGTGGTTTAGACCAGCTGAGATAATAGATTTTAAAAATAGAGTATAAACATTTAAAAACATTTTTATTATGAAAAACATTAAAGTAGATGACATTAATCAAGCCATCTCAGAGGCTAAAAATTTAGGAGCAGTAAAATATATTACAACTTCCTTTAAAGATTCTGAGGGCAAAGAGGAAGTATATAGCTATCATTTTTTTAATAGAGACAATAAAGAAATAGCTTATTTTATTGTAGTGCTTATTAAGTTTTTTGGATTAACCGTTTTAAAGGATCCAAGGAGCTGGAGTAGATATTTTTTAGATGACAAAAGAAATAGTAAATTTATAACAATTTAAATACATTTTATTATGAAAAATTTACTTAAATACTTCCGCACAACTCCAAAAGAAAAGTTAAAAAGCGATTTAGGCGAGTACGTTTTATCTCCTATTGTGCTATTATGCACAGTAACAGCACTTATATATTTTTTAAAAATACTTATAATAATTACACAACCATGAAAGATCTAATAAAAATAACATCAAATTTAAAGGATAATTCCATATCTAAAGATATAGCCGTAGAACAGCTAGAGAATTACATCAGGCTTCATTTGTCGGCTCCTAAGCTAAGCAAATTTAATTATTATAAATATGTAAGCAATGACCTAGTAATGCCATCAACGTGCGGCGTTTACTTTGACAAAGGTTATAAGATTGCTTCAGACCGCCATATTATGGTAGTATTTAAGGAGGACTATGATCCAACTTTTGAAGGAAAAATAATAAGTAATAAAGGGGAGATTATAGAGGGTAAATATCCTAATTATTGGTCCGTAATCCCTAAAAATATAGATGAGGACCTACAAATAAATCTTGATCTATCTAAGTGTAAAGAAGCTATTAAACAAAGTAAGCAAAATAAAAAAGTAGAGAATTTAGATAAGAGATATTGTTTAATAAAATTGAATGAGCACCATTATAGAACAGAGATTTTTGAACTGTTTACAGTTGCTTGTAATAAGTTAACAAATATGAAAACGTATCAAGTAGGACCTAAACTAGTAGCTGAAGGAGAAAACGGGCATATCATACTAATGGAGGTACTTCCAAGCGAAAAAGAAAACTATAATATTGTAGAGTTATGAAAACATCAAAAAAAATTCTAGTTACAAAGGAGCTTATGAATGTAGCTCCTAGGTTCAGCAAAGCTATCTGGCGCATAAAATATTGCTCCGACGAATACACAAGTATTACAAGTGCCAAGAAACGCCATAACCTATTAAATTGCAATTACATTATTACCTTATTAGGTCCTAACGATGAGGTATTAGAGGAAAGAAACGTTAATAATGCAAATATCGATGGATACGGGCGCAGATACAGAGAGTTATGAGAAAGTACAAGCAATTTCACGTATATATTAAAGATGATAGGGTACTATTAACAAATAAGTATTTAGGGGATAAATATCCCCTTGTTAATACTCTCTTCGCCACAGAGCCAAGTAAAACAGCTTTTAATATAGTTAGTTATAAGTCATTTAATAAGAGTTCAAATAGCATCATTTCAGGGGATAAAGGGGTATTTTTGTATCTAGATAATGCAAAAAATGTATGTTTGTTAACGATCCTTGATGATTTAGGAGAGCTTAACCCAACTTTGCACATCTCGAACAATTGGTATATTTATGCAAATCATAGAGGATATGTTTTCTCTAGGAAAGTAATTTGCGGTAGAGCATACAAGTATCATTTTAGTAAAAACCACGTAAAATAGAAAGATAATGAAAGCAAAAATATCAAAATCAGCAATGTACCAATATTTAAGGTATGAGAAAGGAATGACCTATGAAGCTATTGCAAAATTGTACGGATGCACTAGCAGGAATATATGGAATAAGTGCAATGGAGAATGGAAAATAAAAAAGTGGGAAGACAGAAGTAAGGAAGAAAAAGTATTGTGCACAAAAAAGTATAAAGAAATCATTAAAAAATAAGATTATGAAAAAGTATGAATTTATGGTATTTGACAGCCAAAATAATTCCTCTTATATGGTGGAGGAGTATGGTGAGAATGTAGTTGATGCAATTGACGAACAAACAACTTGCTTTTACCGCAACACTACATTACTGAAAGTGCGTCATACGCACGATAACGTGCTAGAATTAACACATGATGATAATAGTATATCATATCTGGTATATACTCCATGGGATGACGAGTTTTCTTCTGTCAACAAGCATACTGAGAGACATCCTTATGCTGAGAGTATTAGTAGAAGATCACATTAATAAAATAAGATCATGAATACATCAATTTCACAAATAAAGAACAATAGATATAAGCTTACATCTAATTGGAGCCAGGTAAGTAGTAAGGAAAAAAGAGATAGTGCCTTAGAAGTGCTAAGAAACGCAAAGAGTCAACAAAGAAAAATAGTAGTAATAAGGAGAGATCCAAAAATATTTTAATCATGAAAAATAACCTAAAATTATATAACTATTTTTGTAAACACAAGGCAGTTGATGTGTTTGCACTCTTATTAATAGAAGCGAAGAATAATTATACTTCAGTATGCATGGATCCTATCCCTGCTAGTCTTTTGGTAACGTATGAGGACAAATTTAACTTTAATAGATTCAAGTCAGGAGTATATTTTTACGAGGGAAACGTTCAAATGTTAATTCGGTTAAAAAGTGTTAACGGAAAATACAAATATACGTATAAGATTCTTTGCCGAGAAATTGAGTACGACTATTTTTGTTTAATTCTTAACAAAAAAGCCCGAAATTGTTAAATTCTTAACCAAAAAGAAAAAAAACTTTTCAATTTTCTTATCTCGCACTTGATATGGATTTATGCCATACATACATATATACCATATTAAAAATAAATAATAGTAAAATTTATAAACTATGCTTACCCCCTCTCACAAACGCTATATCGTGTTAATTATGTTAAAAAATGTTAAATCGGGATTGTTAAATAACCCAAAATCTGCCTATTTCACCACATTTAGCGAGGTGCTTTGCTCAACGAAATTAATCAAACTGCTCTTTAAAAGTGTGCAAGGAAAAGTGTGCAAAGTGCCTAAAAGTGATAAAAAAAAGTGGGCAACCGCCAATTTCTCAACAAGAATCGCCGTTCTGAGCCTCATTTATTTCTTGACTAGGGAAAAATTGTTCTATTTCACCTCAAAAGTGTTCTATTTTGCCAAAAAGACATACTTTAGTAAGAAAGTTGTTAAAAAGTTTAATTTTGTTAATTATTAGTTGTATATTTGCAGAGTTAGAGCTTCAAAAAAGTTTCAAATACACAATAATTCGAGCAAATGTTCGTAGTACGAAGAAGTAGTAAAGAGAATTATTGATATATTATTCGCATTAAAAACAAAAGATATGAAAAATTTAAAAAAGAGTGAACTTAGTTTTGCTGACGGATTTATAGTAAGTTGTCTAGGAATTGAAAGAGGTCAGCAGATGGCATTTGATTGGGATCTATGTGCCCAATTAATCAATAAGTATTATAAAGAGCATAAAGACTTAGAAGCTGAGGCAGGACTTCAGGGAGATTGGGATTATACTGGAGGGGTTATTTTCAAAAATGGTAAACCTGTAAGCGACTCCTATACTTATTTGTCTTCCGACTGGGCTACTCCTACTCTTATATTATCATGGGATGGTGAAGATCAGAGGAAGTTTGATTGTTTCACTGAAGAAAGTGAGAGATTTAGTTATAATAGTAAATGGGATAAAATTTCCTTAGCAATATTAAACAGAATTGAGATATGAAAAATTTAAAGAGAATTAAGAGAGCAAGTATTTATGTAGTTATACCCTTATTAATATGTATATTACTCTATATGTTGACTTCCTTTATTTTTCTGGAGTTTAACCCTATGAAGATGGAAGTTGATCAAAGATGCATGATAGTGTTTTCTATTATAATAGGTTTAGTAATAGGCTTATTTACGGATTTAGCAATTTATAACATTAAAAAAGATTTAAAGCAATGGGAATATACGATTCAATAAGAGCCTCCATTGGTGTAATAAATTATTTAAACCAAGTCGCAGACAAAATAGACATTGGAAAACCTAAAAGGAATACCCACAGAGCTCAGGATGAGCACTTGAATAGCTTACTAATAGAATTTGGCAAGGCTAATAACTGCAAGATGGAGGGGAACAATTCACCAAAATATAAAGGTAGCTACAATCCTTTTATAAGTAATTGTGTAACAATACAAGCTAATTGGGATCTATTTAAAAAGTGGTTATTAGATAATTATAGAGTAAATAACGTAAAAAAATAAAGCAATGACAGTACAAGAAGCAATCCAGGACAGTGATTTTAAAAAAGATTTAGAGTTAGGCATTGAAGTATATAAAGGTTTAAAAGATGCGAAAGAGTGTGAGTTAAATAAAAACATTAACACTTTATTAGAACGTGGAGACCTCAATGCGGACTTCATCATAAAAGAAGCATTATTAGTATTAGATGATCTTTCAAAAGAGGATGAGGCAATACAGAGTGTTATATCCTTTTTCGCATTAGGAGCATTAGAACACATATTTAACATTTAAAGAATCAAGCAATGAAAAACAGAAATTTAGAATCAAGAATCGCTAATCAGAGAAAAGAGTTAGCAAGATTAAATAAGAAAATCCAGGAGTTGAAGAATGGGGAAACGTATCTATCTGATGAGGAGATGAAGTCTGCTGATGAGGTGATGCCAGGAATAGAGCCTGTATTTATGAAGTGGGGAACGAAGTGGGAAGCCCCTATCTCTGCTTCGGACTTATTGGCAATACCTCATTTCGTATCAGATCTTGATAAAGGCATTGTAGACAAATTCAGGAAAGAGGCAGAGAGGATGAGTAAGCTTATCAACGAGCAAGAGAAAAGGGATAAGGCTAATTATCAAGTAATCTTTACTAATTGTTTTGGTGAGAAGTTCACAGAGGGATGGCTGACTACGCATCGAGTTTATTGGGTAGCAAAAGGTACTTTAGAAATACATAGTAAAATAGGAAGTATGTCTATGATATTTGGGGAGGATGGTATTCTTTCAGATATATTCAAGTCAGAGTCTTCAGCAAAAAAATGGATCGAGCAGTACAAGGCTAAGCGATTAGCGGAGGGATATATTTTTGATAAAGACGATAAGGAGTTTAGACCTCTTAAATTTTCTGAAGTATGTTATAAAGCTAAAACGGTGCAAGATCTTTTTGATGTATTCAGGAGTGTACCTCGTGAGATGCTTAGTTATACTGCTGATATGAATATTACTGAATACCCTTACATTGTTAATTATTCCAACGGTAAAATAGGAAACTATTCGTTTAATTATGGGGATTGCACTCTTGTCAGTAAGCAAGTATTTATATCAATAATAAGGAAGGAGTCTAAAAAATGAAAAAGTTAATCCTCCTGGTAGTAATTCTGTCAACCTCTTTATATACCTCTGCTCAATTCTCAAGAGCGGAGGGATTCGGGCACGTTAAGCAATCTTTTGGTATTGAGTATTTGAACGTCAATCATTACAGGTTAAAGAATAAATATACGCTTGATAAAATGCAGGTTGAGAGAGGTGATTTTAGTTTCAGATATAAGATGGAGCTAAATTACAATAAATTCACTCTAAATTCAGACATAGACATTTATATGGATAAGAGTAGGGGGTTATCATTTGATCCTGTTAATGCTTCTTTTACCATTTCTTTATCTTATACATATAGGAAGATTAAACTAAGTATATCGCATAGATGCTTACACCCAATTGAGGGAGATAGAGGTAATCACGAGATAGAACTACAAGGAGGATTTACAAAGGTTGGGATTTACTACAAATGGTAACGAATCAGCGGAGACTGGTAACCATACGCAAAGGTTAGTAATCATACGCAAATGTTAGTAATTATGCGCTAAAAATGGGTAATTATGCAAGACTATAAATTAAGAATTGAAGAGTTAATTAAGGATCGAGTAAATAAAAACAAGGTTCTCAGTAAGGCGATTACAGATATAAGTTTAGATGAAGAGGGAGGGCAGATGTACTTAAATTACAACTCTCTAAGAATAATACTTCATTCGAACATATTTGTATATGAAGAGGCTGGAGAAAATAGTGCAATATACGTATGCATTACTATTGAGTATAAAGGAAAATATTTATTTAATGATGAAAGGATAAAGTTATGAATGAAAATGAGAACGAGAGCAGAAACGAGAACGAGGAAAAAGCGGTTCAGTTAGCGAAAGAGCTACTAAAAGTATTAGCAGAGATAGGTTATGTTAGACCTAGTGAAGACGACCCTTGCCAACTAGTGAGTATCTTTGAACATAAGGAAGAAATAAAAAAGTATGTACACATCTCGTATAACGGTAAAAATATAAGGGGGTAGTTATGACTAGGAGACCAAAGCAAATCGGATTAGTAGAGAAATGGGAAGTAATTCCTTATACCAACGAGGTTTATTCTGTATCAAACTTAGGGTTTGTAAGGAGTAATAGCAGAAATGGTAAAGGTCGGTTGCTGAAAGTTTACCATCCCAAGTTTGGGTATCCAGTGGTTCATTTTTATATCAACAATAGATACACCACCCACCCAGTTGCTAAGTTAGTTGCTGATGCTTTTTGTGAGAATAAGTATGAATTTAAGGAAGTATGTTATAGGGATGGTAATCCTTCTAATTGCAGAGCAGATAACCTCTATTGGGGTAAGGGTGATGAGCTAACAGAAGATAAAGTTGCTCAAATTCTACTTATATATAGCATTAACCATAAGATACGCAAAGAAGTAGTTGCGGAGGCATTTAAGACCTCCATATCAGAAGTTGATGCAATTATATATAGACGCAAATGGAGTTACGTAGAAGTGCCGAAACCTACTGGCAATGAGCATTTCAAGAGGTTCTACCTTGCCGACAAAGGAATTAATAAATTTGATATAAGAAAAAGAAAATGAGTAAGTTAGAGTACAAATGCTCCCATTGTGGAGCTCCAATACCTCATAGAGGTTATTGCCCTAGTTGTGAGAGTGAGTATAAAAAAATGAGATACGACAAAGAGAAAGCTCATCGTTATTATCTAAAAAACAGGGATATGATGCTTATTAAGAGCACTATTTACAACTACAAAAATAAGGGAAGGATCAAGGAGTATCAGAGAGCTTATAGGAACTTAGGTATCAACGATATGCTGATGGAAGAATATAAATTAAAATACAAAAAGAAATGAAAAATTTACTTAAAGAAAATGATTTAGTAGAATGCACACTAGAAGAAAGAGAATTGATAATTAATGTTGCCATAGGTTTAGGGATAGGCATCTATGGTCCTACATTACGAAAAGAGAAACTTGATATTTTTAAGAATCTGTCTTACGATGATGAGGTTGGTTTAGTAGGCATTAGTGAGATTTCTCCTGGTTTTGGTTGGAATATCCTTACTCCTATTCAATTCATAGCTAAAATGGTAGGAGTAGAGGATGACGCTACTAAGGCTAAAAAGCTTTCAGAGCTAGAGAAGAGAGTAGAGGACTTTAAGAAAGAACTTAACGAATTGGCAAATGAAAAGTAGTATGAAAGTATTTACAGGTAGAGGTGCAAGGACATTGGGTAAGTATTTTGCGATACTGATGAAGCTAAAGATTGATTTAGAGGATGGTATTGATTGTGGGATACGTACTTGTAATGCCGAGAAGACAAAACGTGATTTTGAATATTTTACTGAAAGTAAGATTGAACTCACGAAGATTGAAGAGAATGTTTACAAAGCAAAACTAATAGATTAAGATTATGGAAAATAAAGAAATTATAGAACAGTTAAAGCAGAGACGGAACGCTGATGATGGGCATGATGAGTTTTGGAATACAGTCCTAGCAATATTCAGAGATATTAATAGCAATATAGCTAAGGCAGAAGTAACTGGTCATCAAATGTCGACTCAAGAGTTTATAGACTATCATAGAGCATCATGCGATAAGTTAGTGGAGATTACAAAAAGTAAGAATCATGACTATGCAGGTTTTAGCGATGCTGATCCTTTTGCGAACTTCAAGCTAGTAGAAAAAATGGGTGTTGCAACAGTAGAACAGGGCATACTTACCAGGATGTTAGATAAGGTAAGTAGAGTTAATAGCTTCCTTAAACAAGGAATATTAAATGTCAGTGATGAAAAGATAGAGGATACGTTGCTAGATTTAGCGAACTACTCTATAATATTGTCAGGGTATATGAAATCAAAGAACAACAATAAAAAATAAAAATTATGAGTCACTTTAAAGTAATGGTAATAGGTAGTAATCCAGAATCTCAGTTAGAACCTTTTAATGAGAATTTGGAAATTCCAAGGTATGTTGAATATACTAAAGAGGAATTAATAGCAAAAGGCAAGAAAGAAATAGAGGAATACGCAAAGGGAACTTATGCAAAATATTTGGCAGATAAAAAAGCATACAAGAAAAAATGCAATAATAAATGGCATCTTAATTATTTAGAAAAAGAGTTTCCTTTAAAACTTAAATGGACTGATGAGGAAATTTATTCCGATCAACTTGTATGTTACGATTCAGAAGATATTGGGGCTGATGGAGAAGTATATAGCGACTATAATCCTAACTCAAAATGGGATTGGTATTCTTTAGGAGGTAGATGGAGTGGAGATATTACACTGAAAGAAGGTAAAAAGGGTGTTTGCGGTAGAAGTGGAGTTTTTAATAACAAAGTAGGTATAGATAGTGCACTAAAAGGAGACATTGCTAATTTTGAGGAGCTTATTCCTTTTGCCGTTTTAAAGGATGGCAAATGGTACGAGAAAGGAAAAATGGGCTGGTGGGCAGTAGTTTCTGATGAAAAGGATAACTGGAATGATGAGTTCCTGAAGTTAGTAAAAGATTTACCTGATGATACTTTAATAAGTATGTATGATTGTCACATTTAAAAAAATAGAAGTTATGAAAGAAAGAATGCAGAAAGCTATTGATTTTCTTCGTGAAAATGGATTTGTTAAAAGATTTGGAGGAATGCAAAAAGATATTACTTTTTCTTACTATATAGCCTCTTATATGTATGAGAATTTAGAGTCTGATTATGCGCTAGAAATGTTTAAAGAAAAAGCATTGAAAATGGGTGAAGACGAGGATGAGAAACGATTTTTGCAATGGATATATGATAGATTAAAGTATAATTATCGAGAGGATGAGGATGCTAATTTTATGAGTATATTTAGAGAAATAATAAATAAAAAATAGAAATTATGGAGATTAAAAAAGAAAGATTAGAAGAGCTACTGAAAGCAGAGCAGAAATTAAGTGCTTTAGAAATAGTAGGAGTAGATGATTGGAGCGGTTATAGTATTGCTATGGATAATGTAAAAAGGCAGAATGAGAAGTCTGATAAAATACGTGATGCAGTTGCTAAGGTTATGGATATACTCCAAGGGAGTCTTTATGAACCAAGCGTACATGGAGCTGGGTATAGCATCACTGAAGAGGCTGGGAATGAGGCAGAACAAGTGCTTTTAGAGTGTGTTAATGAATTAATAAACGAATAATAAATAGAAATTATGACAGAATTATATTGGATTACACGATTAGACGCATTTATATTTGTATTAGTAGTGATGATACTCTTAGGAGTTCTATTATTTATTTGGAATGGAATGCGCCTTAATGATACAAATGAGGATTACAAGCCTGATGCTCCTAAAAGAAAGTCGTACAAAAGGAATATGAAAATGATCGCAATTATTACCTTTATGTTGTTAATTGCAGTAGCTTTTGTTCCTAGTACAAAAAATGCACTTATTATTTATGGAGTTGGAGGTACAGTAGACTATATTCAGGGAAATGATGATGCAAAACAAATACCTGACAAATGTCTAAAAGCAATTGACAAGTATTTAGATAGTTTTAACGAAGATGATAACGAATAAAAAATAGAAATTATGGAATACATACATTTTACAATATTAATAGTTTTATTGGTAATATCTGTAAATTTAACCAATTACCTAGCAAAGAAACTGGCATTTATAATATTTGATGCCAACAGACGTAGAAAAGCACCTACTAAGAGAGATAGAATTTATATCTCTGGTAGAATCTCAGGAACAGAACTACTCCTAACGAAGAGAAGATTTATGCAAAAGGAGATAGAGTTAAATAAAATTAGTCATGTTGAGTACAATCCTATGAAAGATGTAGCAGAATCATTACATACTTGGCTATATTATATGCGAGTAGGTATATGCAATCTTATGACTTGTGATAGCATATATATGCTAAAGGGATGGAGGAAGTCACGAGGGGCAAGGATAGAAATTACAATTGCCAGGTTATTAAAATATAAAATTTACTTTGAATAATATGAAAACAGCAATAGTAGTCATGGAAGTAATAGAGTTCATAGCATGGATAGCATCTATGATTCTCTTTATAAAAAAAATTAGAGAGGTACGGAAATGGATAAAATAAAAGTAACTTATCTTACTTCAGCAGAGTTTTTGAAGAAGATAGATAACTATGAAGGCAACCTTGTGATAAAAAAGGTATTGCCTATGAAAATGGAGTTGAAATATTTAAAATATCTAGAACAAAGAAAAAATGAAAACACTATTATTTTTATCATATAAGCACTTTTTAAGACGTACAGATAAGAATGTGAATGGTATTCTTATAAAAGGTAATAACATCTCTTATAATGAATATGAGGCAGAGTTTGAGGATAATTCTACTAACAAAGGTTGCTGGGAATGTAGAGGATGTACGAATTGTACTGATTGCGTTAATTGTAGAGAGTGCACATATTGCGTTAATCTCAAGAATAGTATTGATTGTGAGTTTATAGATGGGGGCGATGGATGCTCCCATTGCTCCAGTTGCAGAGATATTAAATTCAGTGATAGTTGCATTGAGGTATCTCATTCAGTAAATTGTCATAGGAGTGCCTATTGCTATAATTGTAAGGCTATTTACGATTGTCTAAGGCTCACTGATTGCGAATATATGACATGGTCCAAAAATAGTGAACATTGTAAATATTGTGATCATATAAACAATAGAAAGAAAACAATAAAAAAAGTAGGAAAATATAATAAAAAATGTAAAAACATTTGGATAAGTGAAACATTATAACTACATTTGCGATATGAAAAACAGGAACTTAAAAAACACAGACGATTGGGCTACTCCCAAAAGCTTCTATGATGAGCTTGACAAAGAATTTCATTTTGATTTTGATCCTTGTCCTTTGAATTTAGGAGAGATAACCCCAGAAAATGATGGATTATTGAAAGAGTGGGGGAAATGTAATTTTGTAAATCCTCCTTATTCCAGAGCACTCAAAGAAGCATTTGTAAAAAAAGGGATAGAAGAAAGCAAAAAAGGTAAAAAGTGTGTATTTCTCCTACCAGTATCTACTAGTACTGTTTTATTCCACGACTTTATTCTGCCAAATATATCAGAACCAATTAGATTTGTTAGGAAAAGAATTAAGTTTATAGGTGTAAATACAAAAGGGGAATATGTTACCACTAAATGTGGTATGCACGATAGCATGATTGTTATCTTTTAAAATTAGAATATGAAAAACAAAGGATTAAGAATATGTGGAAATTGTGATCATTATTTTATTGACGGATGCCCACTTAAAAACAATGAGATGAAGAGAAAAAATGAAACAGCTTGTGAGGATTTTATTCCAGCAATGAGTTTAGAAGAGAAAATAAAAAGTCAGAGAGACAAGGAAATCGAGGCGGTCCTTGATTTGGAACACACTATTAAAGATATTAAGTATATGAACCTTGGTTTCAAGGTTGAGCTCATGTCTATGCTTAATGCTAGGGTGGAGAAACTAAAAGCAGAAATAGGATGAAAAACTTCGGAATCGAAATATAAATACAATGGTAGAATTTAGATATAATGGTTACTCGTATGATTTATGGACAAAGCCATGGAAAAAGGGGAACAGAAAATATGAGGCTTTAAAATGGAAAACAGGAATGAAAAAAGCAACTTGGGAAAGAATACCATACGAACACTTTTTGAAAATGAAAAAGAAATGGAAAGCTTCTGGTGTGTTATTGAATTAATATTAACGAATATATGGTTACAATTAATAAATTAAAATTATATAAGAAATGGGAAAGACTTCGGAGTTTTTAATGAGAGTAAAATTATTAGTATAGAAATGATCAATTTAAATAATTAAAGAAATGAAAAAAATAAAAAAAGAAATTTTTAAAGAGCATGATAGAGTGTTTCGCTACGATTATGGTTGGGGAACAATCAAGAGCATATTAAATGAAAGATTTATAGATTGTGTTATCTTAGTTGAATTTGACGATGGGGAACATATGTATTTTACTAAAGAAGGAAAAGACGATGTAAACGATAAGCAACCTACTTTATCTTTTAAGAGATACGACCTAGTAAATGGGGGTTTCAGCCAGGAAAGACCATTACCAAATATTAAGGTAGATACTCCTATATTTGTAAGAAACAAAGGAGGATTTTGGAGCATCAGGTATTTTGAAAGGTGGACCAGTAATAATAATGCTTGTTGTTTTGTTCAAGAAAAAACGAGTGAAGAAACAACAGTTACCTGTGTGTGGGATGAATGGAGTTTAACTAACCCCATAGAAAAATAGTTATGAAAAAAAGACGAACAACCTCTCTAATGGTGCGCCTATCGACAGAAGAAAAGGAGTATATAACAGAGAAAGCAAAAGAAAACGGATTAGCACCATCAACGTATTTGCGCTTTCTTGGAGTAAAATGTAAAAAGGATGACAAAGAAAGAAGTAATAACTAAAATTTACCAGGTAAACTCTCTTTTATCAGAGATACTCGAATATGTCAATGAATCGAAGCTAATTAATGCTGAAGTTTTTAAAGAGTCCTCGTGGATGAAGTTAGGTTTTGCCAATAGGATTTGGGACTCCTCATTTGATGAGTACGAGTATAACATGAAAGGAGAAGTCAGAAGAAATGGAGTAGAACGGAAACTTAATAATGGTAGATTCAATGCGAGTATTAAAGGCAAACTTTATCACATATATATGCCAAAAGGTAGGAGTATAAGAATAAAGGATCCCAACAATCCAAACTCCCGCGAGTTGATTGCTAATACTGTTATAGAAGCCTCAGAATTATTAGGAATAAGTAAGTATACAATAGCAAGAGCATTGGATAGAGGTGATACAGTTAAAGATTCCGATGGCATTATATATAGTCTACAAAAATGGTATCCACAACCATACATAATTGGTGATAAGAAGAGAAAAGATTTAAATAACAACGAAAAAATTTAAACAAATGAGTAACAAAATCACAGCCTTAATCCTTAATAACAAACTAGGGAGGTTAGAGGCACAAACAATGGATTTCACTACCGATCCAAATGAGCTAACGCAAATAAAGGGGATAGTAGGAGCAGGTAAATCTTCCGTAAACAAAGCAGTTGCAATTGCACTTTCAGGAGGTTCTGAAAGAGAAGTACCTTTTGACATGAAAGCATATGAAGGTCTTGATGTGGAAGTCCGAATAGTTAATGATATATATATGCGCACTACATATAAAGATGGGTCATTAACGTCAATAGTGTATATGAAAGATAAAGATGGTAAGAAAATTAAAAATCCTACCATCAATGGAAAACAATTCACACCTGCGGCACTCAGAGATTACTTAAAAACAGAACTTACTTTTAGCAGTGATGACTTTATTTCTAGTAATCCAAAAGTTCAAAATGATTGGATGATGAAAGTATATAAGGATAAACTTGCTGAAAAAGGAGTTATCTTTGATAAGACCTCATCTAAATATAAGGATTCAGTCTTGTATAGATTAGAACAAGCTAAACATTATAGAGATATTTGTTATAATAAGGTAACAGAATATAATGCATATGCTAAGAGGTTAGAGGAAGAGGGGCATTCTGAAAAGAACATTCCAGATGCTATTGATATTGAAGCCATTGAGAACAAGCACAAAGAAGCTACCAAAACCTATTACAATCGTATTGCCGAGATAGAAAAGAAGATAGCAGGTATAACCTTAGAAGTTTCAAAAGCTAATTCTGTCATTGAGAACTACAATAGCTCACTAGAAACAAAAAAAGCTCTTGCTGATGCTAAAGAGCAAAAGAGAATTGATGACATCAATGCTGTAATTAAACAAGAGGTACAACAAAGAGAAAAAATACATGAAAGTGTTAAATTTTTAACAAGTGTAGGTTTTATAGGGCTAGAAGAGCAATTTAATAAGTTACCTAAATTAAGAGAGGAGGTAGTTTTTGTTCCATCGAAAATACAGAAAGTTGCTAAAGATGAACATAATAGATTTATTAATACTGGTACTTATTCTGAGGAGGTTTCTGATGCTTTCTTAAAGATACAGATGTTAAGGAATGACGTTATGCCTTTAATAAAAGCTAAGAAAAATCTTGCAGAACCTGATGAGAAAAAATACAAGGAAGAGATTGAGTCAGCAAAAGCATCCAATAGAGTTGCAGTAAGGTGGGCTACTTTCTATGAACATCAAGCCGCAGACTTAAAAGTAAAAGAGATATGGACAGAATACAAAAAGATATTTACATTCTTAGATTTAGGTGTGGAGGGATTAAAGATGATGGTAATAGGAGAAAATGGAGAGATAAGGACTATGTACAATGGTGCTCACGATCCTGTATTGTTTGGGAATAAGAAAAAACAATATAGAGCTATCTCTAGTTATTCTGAAACACAAAAAAATATTCTTGCAGTCTTAATGCAAATATACCTACTCGAAGAGAAGAAGAAAAAAGGTGTAGAAGGATTACGTTATTTGTGTATTGATGTTCCTATTGACAAAAAGACTAAAGAATTGCTAATAGGTATTCAGAAGAAATATGACATTCAACTGTTGACTACTAGCACAGGTGATTTTGAACGTAGTAAGTTAGGTCCTGGTGAGGTATTGATTGAGAATGGTTATTTATTAGGTAAGGAGGTAAAAAACGAATCTTAATGAATCATTTAATGCACAACTAGATAGCATCGTTTCTAGGATAAGAGCACGAAATTCTTTTGAAGCTATGGTATGCAATATAAAATCTAAGATAACTCCAAAGATAACAAGATGGTATTGGATACGTAAGCGTAGGAAAATATTGAATAGACAAAGAGCTTTTGAGCATGAACTTAGGGAGGCAAGGAAAGAAATTGATGATTATCTGGATTCAGTAAATAATCCTTTAGAACCAGAGGAAAAAGATACATTAGAGGAACTTATAAATTATTTTAAAGAATTATGATAGTAATAAAAAAAGAGTATAAAGCGATATTGACCACCTTAGGTGCTTACGATCAATATATGGATAATGTAACGAAGCAGTCAAAAGAATGTGGATTATCAGAAGAGGAAGTATCAAGACATTTATCATTAATTAATAATTTCATTTCTTTTCTGTCGCAATCATTTTTTTGGGCAGATACACCAGAGGAAAATCCATTTTGGTTTGAGGTAGCACAGAAAGGAGGGGCACTTGAAAATAAAGTTTAAAAAAGAGTATGAGGATAAACTCATAGAGCTAGGAGTTCGAAATGAATTTGAGCAAAACTTCAGAGATAGCTGTATGGATTTAAAACAACCAATAAAGGAAGGGTTAGCATATTTAAACGAGCAACCAAACTTCTTATGTTTCTTTAGTGGAGCATTTGATTTTAGTATAGATATGAAATGGATTGAAATATTCAATAAATTAGTAAAAGAAGATAAAGATGGAAACAAACAAAACAGAGAATCAGGAGCAAGTAACAGAGGATACCTTAGCTCCACAGATAAGTAAAAATTATGGTGAGCTATTGTCCGCACCTTTCACATTGCAGTGGAAAGTACAAAATGTATTTGCGAATAAGACTAAATGTTCAGTAGCTCCTTATGTAGACGCAAGACAAGTTCAACAACGATTAGATGATGTATTTGGTACAATGGGCTGGAGTAACACCTACGAAGCTGAAACAGGGACTTCTTCTATCACCGTCGAAATAGATGGTAAGCAAATTACTAAGTCAGATGTAGGAACTGAGACTGATAATGTTAAGGTTGAGAAGAGTACTAGATATAAAGGTAAGGCTTCAGATGCATTTAAACGTGCCGCAGTATTATTTGGTATCAACAGGGATTCGTATAAGATTGGTACTAAGGTAATTGGTTTTGATGCTAATTCTAAAAAGCCTGTAACTCCTAGTGGTAAAATCCTTTGGGATGGTAAGCAACTTTCTTTATACATGAATGGATTAAACACGTCAATAGGATTACTTAATCAGATATGGAAGGACAATCCAGAAAGACACGCAGACCCAACCTTTGTAAATCTAGTGACAAAATTAAAAGCTGAATTGAAATGATAAATCCATTTGAGGAAGAAGAAAAGGCTTTAGACAATTTGTTAGACAAATCTATAAGCGAAGAAAGTAAGTTAATGTTAGATGATGCAGAAAGAGAGATAAGATGGAAGCAAAGAAGGATAGGGAAAATAACTTCTTCAGCCTTACCTGACATCATGGACTTGAATAAGAAAGGATGCATTAGATCAAAGAAAGGTATTGACTACCTACTAGAAAAAATGCACCAGATAGAAACAGGTGAGGATGCTAATTTCATTTCAGCACCAGCGATGAGATGGGGACATGAACATGAAGAGGAAGCTCACGAATATTATCGTAAGGTTACTGGCATAGATATGAAATCAGGAACATATGGTTTTGATGACATTCTTTTTGTCGATGATGTACTTGATGGTTTTGGCGATAGTCCTGATGGTAGAACTCCAGATGGTAAGGGTATTGTTGAATATAAATGTCCTTATAACGGAGCGAATCACCTTAGAAATTGTGCCTTAGAGAGTTTTAATGATACTAATGCGTATTTCTGGCAAGTAATGGGACATTTATTGGACCCTAAGGTTGAATGGTGTGATTTTGTATCTTTCGATCCTCGTTACCCAGATGGGCATCAGAATAAAATCAAGATACTTAGAGTATATCGTAAGGATATTTTACCTAGATTAGCATTCTTACGAGAGCGATTAGAGATGTATATAAATATCGTCAGAAGTGGGGATATAGAAACAATACTTAATTTATAAAACAATGGAAGAATTAGAGTTAAAAGTGAAAAAGTTTGACAATGGAGAGGTTTGGAGTCTATCTAGAGACAACAAAGAAATTCTGTTGTCTGAAGAAGAAAAGAAGGATCTAGGATGCTTAGCAGGTGAAAGTATAAGTATGGATAATATGGGTATCTATGGAATAATAGATGCGAAGATGCGTCTTCTCTGGAACAAGCATTTTCCAAAAGAGATACCTACTCTTAAATTCGGAGATAAAGTAAAAAGTGGAGACGGTACACTAGGAGTGGTGATTTTGAAAGGCAGAGCGCCCTATACCAGAGAGGTATCTTACGACATAGCCTTTGATAATGGGCTCACAGTCACTTACAAGGAATCAGAATTAAATCAGTTAACAATAATTAAATAAATAGATATGGAAATTACAGGAAAAATAGTAGCAGTTTTAGACGAAAAATCAGGAACAAGTAAAACAGGTAAAGAATGGAAAAGTCAAGAGGCTGTTGTCAGCTCTGACGAAGATAGTCAATATCCTACTTGTGTAGCTTTCACTATGTTTGGCGATAAGATAGTACCCTTAAAAGTAGGTGATAATGTAAAAGTTCACCTAGATGTTAAGAGTCGTGAGGGCGAGGGTAAATGGGCTGGTAGATGGTTCACAAACATAACCGCATGGGCAGTGGATAAGATTGTAGCAGGTGCAAAAACTGAAATTCCAGATGTACCACCAATAGATGAAATACCTACTGACAATGATGGAGATGATATGCCATTTTAGATAATAACTTATGGAGGGGTAACACCCTCCATTTTAAACAAAACAAATAGAAATAAAAAAAATAAAACATGGCATTCCAATTATACAAATATCAACAAGAACTTGAAAAAAAAATATACGCAAAATGGCGTGAGAGATCCGTAAAAGATCCCACAAGAAATAAGAAATCTATGGTAGTTCAATTATGTACAGGAGGTGGTAAGACCGTGATATTCAGTGACATAGCCAAAAAATCATCAAAAAAAGGAACGAATACATTAATCATTACGCATAGAGAAGAATTATTATCGCAAACAACAGGAACGCTTGTAAATTTTGATTTAAAGCCATCTATCGTTAATAGATACACAAAACATCCTCCAGAGAGTAATCTTACAGTAGCGATGACTGGTACTTTAGCACGAAGGATTAAAAAGCCTGAATGGGCAGAATGGTATAAAAAAATTGATTTAATAGTGATAGATGAATGCTTTACTGGGGGAACTGAAATCCTTACTGAGAATGGATTTCAGAGATTTGACAAACTAGATAAATCTTTAAAAGTAGCTCAATACGATAAAGGTAATATCTCTTTTGTGAACCCATTAAGACACATAGAAAGAAAGCATAATGGGGATATGACAATGTTTCATGTAAGAGATAAAATAGATGTTCCTATGACTTGCGGACATATGCAATTATTCCACAGTAAGTCTAACGGTTTTTATAAGAGTAAAATATCCGATGTTAAATTTAATTATTCTAAAGAAATAGCTGTATCGGGGAAGATAGCTACTGGAGATGATTCCTTAACATCTCTTGAAAGATTGTATATAGCAACACAAGCCGATGGAAGCATTCATTATTGTTCTGAGAAATGCACTCATATTGCTTTTAGCCTTTCTAAACAAAGAAAAATAGATAGATTATTATCTTTATGCAAAGATGGTAATATACCAATAAAAGAAGTTAAAAATAAAAATAGGAATACTAGGAGGTTCATGGTTAAAATGCCAATAGGGACTACTAAGAATATTTGTAATCATATATCTTTTCCTATGTCTTACGAAAAGGCTAACGAAATAATCGAAGAAATGGTATTATGGGATGGCTCTATTATAAGTAAAAATAATTTCTATTATTATTCTTCAGTAGAAAAGAGTCAAGTAGATTTTTATAATTCCGTAGCTACTATTTGTGGGCATAGTTGTTATATTTCAATGCAAAAAGATGATAGAAAAGAATCTTATAGAGATGTTTATAGGTTATTTATAAATTTAAATCATCCTTTCAAATCTTGTCGATCTATGAGCACATCTAAATATCAATATAAAGGTAATGTTTATTGCGTCGAAGTCCCTTCAGGTTCTATTGTAGTTAGACACAATGGATTTACTTTCATCTCTGGTAATTGTCATGAGCAACTTTTTAACTGGATATTTAAGAACCCTTTATCAAAAGGTAAGTTTATACTAGGTTTTACTGCAACTCCCAACCGTAAAGGTAAGCAACGACAATTATGTGAGGATTACGAGGATATGGTTACAGGACCAGATATTCAAGAGCTCATAAACATGGGCTACCTTGTTACTGACAGATACTTTTCAGTACCAATTGATCTTTCTAATGTATCTATGAAAGGAGGTGAGTATGATTCTACGGAGATGTACAATAAATATAACCATCAAGAATTATATTCAGGCATTGTTGACAATTGGAAGAAGTTGTGGAGGAATACCATCACCCTTACTTTTTGTTGTAATATTCAACATTGCATAAAAACTTGTAAGGCATTCAATAATGCAGGTATAAAAGCTAAGTTCATAGTATCAAAATTAGCAAAGCCAAAACCCCTAACTGCCAATGCAACAAAAGAAGAAATTGTTAAATTTGGAATAAAAACAGCAGAATATGAAAATTATACAGAAAATTTTAGTAACTTTAGCGGAAATAGGGAAACAATAATAAACGAATGGAAACGAGGAGAATTTTATGTTCTTATCAATGCAGGTATTGCGACCACAGGATTTGACTTCAGACCTATTCAAACAGTAATAATGTATAGAGTAACTACTTCGGAGAATTTATTGCAACAAGTAATGGGTAGAGGAAGTAGGATATTAAATGAAGAAGAAACTAAAAAATATGGGAAAAAGACTTATTTCAATTTTGCCGACTTCGGTGAGAATTGTAAACGATTACAGTGTTATTATAGACAAGAGCACAAATATTCATTAGAGCATGAGGAATATAAACCAGGTAATGGTACTCCTGCATACAAAAATTGTCCTAAATGTCAAGCACTAGTAATAGCCCAATCATCAATATGTAAATATTGTGGATATATATTTCCTAAAAGTCATACAGAGAAGATAGTGGAGCTGACAGAAATCAGTTATGGGGAAGCTATCAAAAAGCTAGAGACACCTGATGACTACGAAGTATATGCTGAGAACTCCAAGCCAAGAAAGAGTAAGAATTGGGTATTCAGAATGATATTCATTAAATGGGGAAAAGCAGGGTTAAAAGCTTACGCTAAGACACATCACTTCTCAGATAAATGGGTATATGTAGCTATGAAGAGATACCAAGCGCAAGGAATAAGACGGAATGAAAAATAAAAAAATATAAGATATGCAAACAAAGAAATATATATTTTGGTACGAAGAAGATGGTAAAGATGGTTATCATTTTTTTATTGAGGCTTTAGATATTGAAGAAGCATACGAAATGGCATATGATTCTTATGGTCCACAAGTAGAGGGGATGCTTTATCAAGAGATTAAAAATTTAAACTAAAAAGATATGCAAACAAACTTCATAAATATAGCTAAGAAATGTATTCAAAACGGTTACTCTGTTTTGCCTATAAATCCTCAGAGTAAACGACCTGCCTTAGAAACGTGGGAAAGACTAAAGGACCATAGGCTAACAGAGAAGGAATGTGAACGAGCATTTTATGGAGATGTGATAATTGCAAGAATAGGAGGAAAAATAAGCGGTAACCTTGAAATGATCGACATTGATAATCATTTAGGTAATGCTGAGAAAATTTTTAATGATCTTCAGGGAGTAATAGATACTTTTAATCTTCCTTGTGAAACCACTAAGAATGGGGGTTATCATATCTTTTATAAATGTTCATCTCCAGTAGAGGGAAGCCATAAATTAGCACGTTCTTTAGATGAGTTAGGTAAACCTACAACTACGATAGAAACAAGGGCAGAGGGAGGCTATTGTGTAACATCTCCATCTCCTGGATATACGATGATTAATGGTGATTTATTAAATATTCCTGTTATTGATGCAGAAAAGCGTGAGTATATCCTTTCAGAATGTAGGAGTTTCAATACTTATGTTAAGGAAGAGAATATTCCTGTATTTGATAATAATAGGGTGGGCAATATAGGCGATAGGCTTGGGGATGTGTATAATAATTCACAAGAGGGTATTGCGGAGGCAAAAGCACTTTTACGTAGAGCAGGGTGGGTATTTGATAAGTCTGAAACAGCAGTACGGAGACCTGGTAAAAATGACATAGGTTATTCAGCTACTTTTGGTAAGACTTTCTCTAAATCAGGAGGACACCCTTTATTTTGGGTATTCAGTTCAAATGCATACCCTTTTGAGGATGAGCATGGTTATTCTCCTTTTTCTATTTTTGCTATTCTTGCCCACAATGGGGATTATTCTTCTGCGGCTTCAGAGCTCTCAGACAGACGTAGTCCTATAAGGAAATACGATAAGAAAAGGGATATGGGATTACCTCCATTAAAAAATAGAAATATGCAATTACAACCACAAGAACAAGTAGCTCCAGAAGTAAGCATAAAAGAGCAAATGATAGCAGCCAAGGAGAAGAAGAGTCCTCTTGATGATGTTATTAGATACTTAGACATTGCTTATGACTTCCGTTTTGATATTATCAAGAATATAGTCCAATATAAACATAGGACATCACAAGCATGGGAAGATTGCAATGATAATGATATATATTGTGAACTTCTACAAGTAGGCATTAAAGTAAAGAAAGAGGATTTACGTAGTCTGTTAGGATCAAAATATGTACCTCGCTACGATGCTTTTAAGTCATATTTTGAGCAACTACCTAAATGGGATGGTAAGAATTGGTTTGTAGCTTTCTCTGATTACATAACTGTTGATGACAAAGAGTTTTTTACTGTAATGTTGGAAAAACAATTTGTTAGGGCTATAAAATGTGCATTAGAACCAGACTTTTACAATAGGTTTGCATTTGTATTGCAATCCGACACTCAAGAAGATGGTAAGAGTAGGTTAATTCAATACTTTAATCCATTTGGTTCTGAGTATTATTCTACGGAGTTCCTTACTTCTAATAAGGATTCTATCATAGCCCTGTCTGAGAACTTCATATATAACCTAGATGACTTAGATGATATGAACAAGCAAGTAGGAGGAATGGGAAAACTAAAATCCTTGTTGGCAAAGTCGGCAATATCTCTAAGAGCACCCTATGGACATCAGAAAGTTCAGATGCCTAGAAGATGTACTTTTTTTGGTAGTACTAACAAATATGAGTTCTTAACAGATAGTTTAAACACACGTTGGCTTATATTTCATGAGCGTAAGATTGATTGGAGGGTATTTAAAGATATAGATGTTCACAAGATGTGGGCACAAGCATATGCAAAATATCAAGATGAGTATTACGAATGGGATCTTACCACAGAGGAGAAGAACAAACGTGAGAAGATGAATTTAGGTTATAAAGAAAGTTCTTTAGAGCAGGAGATATTGGCTAAATTCTTCGTAAAAACGAATAGCGAGTATGATGTTATGTCCCTTGGCGATATAGCACGTAGAGTGTCTCAGCTTTCAAACTACAATAATAGAATAAACCTTAACTTATCATATATGCAGGACTTATTGAAGTCTATGGGCTTTAAGGAGGTCAGCAAGGTAGTGAACAATACTGTTTTAAAATGGTATCAGATACGTGAATCAGAAGAAGCAACTTATTAAACTAAAAAAAATGGAATTACAAAAAGCAATTAAAATTTTAGAGGAGCACAACAAATGGCGCAGAGATAACTCAGATGAGCCGACTACCAAAATGACTAATCCTAAAGAATTAGGTATTGCCATCGACACTATTGTCAAACATTATAAAAAAGAGAACAAATGAATAAAAATATAGAACAAATGAATTTTAACAAATTAAAAGAAACGAAAGAATTAAGAGAATGTTTGCAGTCAGAAATATCTAGCTATAAGAACAGAGACCTTGCCTTAAAAAGTGGGCAACGATTTAAGAGGACCCCATTCAATAATCTTATTGACAGAGGTATATTTGATGCTGACTTCCTTTTAGATGAGTTTACACAAATACAGAATGGCACTTCCACAGAGAATGCTAATACGAGGAAATTAATATCTATTTTAGTACTTAAATGTGCTAAAGAGGCTTACTTTAAAATAAATAAAAAGCTATGATTGAAGTAACAACAAGTTATATGGTAAACGTTCCTCTATTATTAGTGTGTATCGCTCTATTTATTATAATAGTAATATCTGGAGTATTTAGTTTACTTTATATAGAGAGTAAAATTAGGGAGATAGATAAGAAAATTAATAATTTAAAATAAACTAAAAGTTATGGAATACGGTAAAATTAAAGTAGGTGATATTATGATATTCACAGATGAAGCTAAATTGAATTTAGCAAGTGAAGTTGATAATAACCAACATTTAGTTTCAGAAGTAATTGGGAATAAAGAATGGGAATATGTGATGTTTGAGGATGGCAGCGGGGCTGATTCTCATTGGTTATTTAAAGTGGAAGATCAAAACAATAATAATATTAGTTAAATAAAAAAGTTATGAAAGAAGAAACAATTTTTTACGCACTATTTCGCAGTCAAACAAAAATACACGATAGAATGAGATACGAAGACTCTCATAAGACATTAAAAGATTTTATGAATTGGATACAAGAGGAAAGAGCTAAAATAGAAACGCAATACGGAAGTGTTTGTATAGAGAAATTTGATATTAAATATTCAAAATAAAACTAAAATATAATGGAAACAATATTAAAAATAGTAGGAATAATAGCATATTATATACTAATAAGTTACATTCAAGATTACATATTTAAACCTAGAGTTAAATACAATAACAGAATAGCAAAGATTGTGTTAGGAGGATTTTCTACAATCACCATATGTGCTCAAGTCTTGACAAAGAAAAGTAAAATGACTCTTAAATCAAGAGATAAGAATCACGAATTAATTCACGCATACCAATGGGATGAGATTACAAGTTTATTTTATCTAATAACAATACCTTTGGTATTTATGTATTTCAGTTGGTTAAATTTAGTCTTAGCTATCTTTTTACCTTTAGTTATGTTCTACATCGTTTACTTATTAGACTTCGTTATATCGCTTATTTTAGGCTTGTTTACAAAGATAAAACTAAAGGATTTGGTTCACGATGCTTATCATAACCAGATGCTCGAAGTTGAGGCTTATGGGGATCAGTATGACAATGGATATTTAGATAAGAGAATACCTTTTTGCTGGATAAGGAATTTTGGAAATATACTTAAAACCAAGAAATCATGAGCTTAGAAGAAACAATATGGATGTCGCTTATAGTAATAGTATTATATTTAATTTTATATAAAGTTTGTAAGGTAAGTGATAAAGTAAATGATATTGATAATAGAATAAATAAAACCAAGAAATCATGAGTAGAAAAAAATTAAGCAAAGAGCAAAGAACCAAAATATTTAATATGTATGATGGGCATTGTGCATATTGTGGTTGTAAAATTGATATAAACAAATTTGATGTAGACCATTTAAAGCCAGTTAGAGAAATTGATGGCAAAATGATGAATCCCGAGTTGGACAATGTTTTTAATATGGTACCTTCTTGTAAGTCGTGTAATAGGAGAAAAGGCAGTTTATCTTTGGAATACTTCAGGGAAAATATAGAGGCTCAAGTGTCTCAGTACAGAAAATATAGTTCGGGATTTTCTTTAATGGAAAGATACGCACAAATAAAAGCAACACCGCATAAAGTTAAATTCTATTTTGAAACAAATAAAAATTAAAACAATAAACCCAAAAATCATGAATACAATAAACAACGTTGAATTTGGTGTTACTTTATTCTTACGTAAAGATAAGAAAATGATTAATATAAGAGATGAAGAAAAACAACTTTTTCTTGATTATTTCGAAAAAGGGAAAATATACCACTCTTTAGATAAGCTATATAAGGATACTTCCTCTTTCCTAGACGAGTTGCAAGATAAAGAATCCCTAGGGTTCATCCTACTTCTTTATAGAAAGGCAAAAATAGAGGAGATAGCTACAATATTTGTAAAAGATGGTAAAATTAATATAAAAAGTATGTAAACCAAGAAATTATGAATGAAATGTTAAAAGTAACGGATATTGGAGGGTTAAAAATCCTCCTACCTATAAAGAACATCACTTGTATTAGTGAGGGAAGTAGAGAGGATAAATTATTCAATACAGTAGTTGAATGCAGTAATAAACAATATTATGTTATGGAGACATTAGAGGATATTGAGGTGAAATTATCTTATTTCTATAATGAAAATATTACATATGTAACTCCTAGACCTATGTAAGGGTTTATACCTTTAGGTCCTATTGTAGCACCTGCTTGAATACCAAATGCCCAACGTTTTTGTTTGGGTATTTTTATTTTTATAGGCTCTGGCTTCACGAAAAAGAATAGACTATCTAAATTAGGTTTATATCCTGAAATATAAGCTCTATAATTGTCTGTAACGAACTCTTTTTGCATTATAGGTATAATTACACTAGTAGTATCATTCGTTACCGTACGTAGCTCCGTAGTATCATATCTTACGATTGTACTATCCTTTATATTCAGATATGTAGTAGTGTCAACAAAAGTTATTATCTTCGGTTGAATAAAAGTATCATCACTAGTCTTATTTTTTCTATTTATTAAAAAGAAATTTAAGGCGAGTGACAATACTAAAATAATTGCTAACGTTATATTAGACTTCATTGTAAGCTCCGTTTTTGTATATATATGCTTTATCTCTATTGAGTCCTGCTCCTTTATAGCTAACGTGAATCCATCTCTTACCATTACTATTTTCAAGAATAATCTTGTCATACGATAAGTGATGCCTTGCCCACTCAAATAATTTATCTAAATGTACACACACAATATCAGCAGTATATCCGTACATATGGGAGCTATCTTCCACTCCTCCTACTGCAAAATTTAACAAAGGGCATCTATACCCAGAGGATACAAATATCTCCTCATCAATAAATTCTCGCATAGGTTCGAGTACTCTTTTTGTTAATATAACCAACCTTTCTTTTATCTCTCTTGTTGGTGTATTATCTATGCTAAGCTCAAGTGCTTTATCAGAATGTATCAGTTCGTACATACTGAAATGTTTAGTTATATCTCCCATAATTTATATTCCATTAATGTATTTATCAAAATTAAATCCTCCTGGTGGTTGCCTATCCTTGCAATCTTCTCTATCGCAATAAAACTTTGAAACCGATCTCATTTTATTGATAATGCAATTTTGGTCATCCACTTTCTTTTGTAGCTTTCCTATTGAGCATTTTAAGTCTTGCATTTTCTTTGTATACTCTTTCAGCAATTCCTCTACTCTACCATTCAGTGTTATATTCTGTTGTAGGAGTCTTTCGCTTTCCTCCTTGAATCCCTTTGTGCGAGTATTTACGTGGTCTTCGATCAAGTTCATTATAGCACCTGCATTATTAATATTAATAGTTTCAGCATTAGCTTCAGCTTGTTCAGCATCAGCATTAGCTTTTTTTATATTTGCACGTCTATTCAGTAAGTATTTAACGAGGTACATAATTACCCCACTTGCCCCTATTGCCGACAGTATTGGTGTTATTTGTTCTATCATTTCTTATATACTTTACCGAAGAACCTAAGGAATCCATAATAGGGATACCTTTTTTCTTCTTTGTTATACGAATCAGCTTCCATCTCAAACATAGAGCAAGGTTTATCCCCTCCTTTGTACCTTATATAAGATATTAGCCACTCAATCCCATAAATGATATAATATGCCGCTAATGATATAAATATCCCATATACGAACCATTCAAAAGTTATGTCTTTAAAACATAACAATTGAGTATCTAAAGAAAAGAATAAACTAAATACTTCTATCTCTTGTATGAGATGAATTTTTTTTGTATTGATAACTTTTTTCAAAAAGTATTGTAGTATCAAAGTAAAGACTACTACAACTAAAAACCTGTATAATACCTCCATAATCTATTATTTAATTAATGTTTATAATGTTTAAAGTTACGTATTTAATATCTAAAATGCAAATTAAATTAGCACTATCTTATTGACCTGCATCCATTGGGCAATACCAATAACCTCCATAATATTTCAAAGTTACCTGAGAATATTGAAAAACATCAAATACAGTTTTGTTTTCCTTCATTCTTATATTAGATGAGCTATTGCCAGATTGTGTTATCAATCGTAGATTTGATGTTGTAGTATTAATTACCGTCAATTCCTCTCCATTTTCAGTGGTTGTGAAGTGGGTTATTTTGTATATAGATGACCCTGACCCTATTGATGTTATAACAAGCATACTTGTATCTATTTTTTCCCAATACGAAGTATTAGCAGCTAGTGCCGAAGTATTTAATAAACGCACAGCCCTAGCAACACCTTTTATTTTTTGTGAACCAAGAACTATATCTCTTAGACTATTTCCTATTGTTATTTCACCTCCTAATCCCTCTGTCCCTATATTAATAGGTGTATTTGATGCTGCATTTGAAACAATATCTATTCCAAAGTTTGAATCTAGTTTTAAATGTCCGTCTGAACCAGTCGTAATCTGTCCAGCATAACTACCTAACCCACTATACCAACTAATAGATTGACTATTATCACCACTGTAAACTAGAGAAATACCCTCATTGTTTAATTTCCCCGTTTGCGTAGAACTCCAAGAAGGAGGTAATTGAATATACCCATTAGCACCATCTAATACTAAATTAGGAATAAAACTCGGATTTGAATAATCAGTTGAAACCATTCCATCAACAGTTCCTTGCTGAGAAATAAGCTTAGAATCCTTAAAAATAAAGTTAGCAATATTGGCATAATCTGCTAACAGTAATCCAGTAGCAATACTTCTATATGTATGTTCTAGTGGGTTCCAATAATTAGTATCCGTAGGCAAAGTGCCGATAGGTATCACTCCAGCATCACTTCTAGTAATATAAGAAGTAGAATTTGCCTCATAAAATACCGCCTCCACCAAAATACTACTACCAGAATAACTCTCCGTTGCACTCCAATTTCCAGCATTCGTTGGAGCAGGACCTACACCTCCATCACTTCCATTTGCACCTGTCAATCTTCTAGGTTCGCTCCAAGTACCTACTAATACCCCATCACTAGTTTTAACTCCTTGTGTATACCAAGCATATTGTAATGTAGTAGTTTCAGGTTGCACTAAATACCATCCAGTAGGATTTGTTTGTGTATTATCAATTATAGGCGCAACAGTAAGACTTCCATTCACTGCATATCTATTCTCTGTATGAGTTCCATCTTTACCATCTTCACCTTTATCTCCATAAACCGCACTAATTCTAGTAGTTACTACATCAGCACTAGCGGAATAAGAAACAACTTCTTTTATCCACAGGTACTTATTTGTAGACGTAATAGTTACTAAATTAATATCTGAAACCCATACGTTTGGTAGAGTATCGGCATCTGATGAAACCCCATAACTTTCAACAACTCCAGTAACGCCATTACCACTATCTCCATATATACTAATAACATGAGTAGTGGTTGAGGAATCTCCATTTGTATAATTAGTTACTTCTTTATTCCATAAGTATTTATTTGTAGGTGATGTTGCAGGTATTTCAGTAGTCCACGTTCCAGTAGGAGCAGTAGTTCCGCTTGTGCCTACTTGATAAGTATTTGCAAAAGAAGATATACCTTTCCCATCTTTACCAACAAAAGGGATTGCGGAACTCCAAACGCCTAAAACATATTGACGTAAATAGACATCACCTGAAGCATATATTTCATGCCAATTCGTACCATCCTGTGAATATTGTACATTTACTCCATCCCCATCCTTATTCATCACACCCCATGCAGAACCATCATAAATATACGTAATCCCATCGGTAGTATTCCTGTACACCCAATTTAATATAGGATTAGATGGTGCGGTTGTACTTTCTCCTTTCCAGATAATGCTTATTCCATCTTCTCCATCATCACCTTTTTTACTTACATAAGTCCAGTAAATACTCTCTCCTGGAAAAGATGTAATATTAGAATTACTAATAAGACATTTCCAAGTAGAGCCACCATTAGTAACTGTATCGCCAACATAGTAAAATACACCAACCATCCATTCGCCTCTATCAACAGGTAATGGACTTGTAGCACCACTTTGAGAAACAACGGTCATACCCTTGGTTCTAATATATCCATTAGGAATATCCATCTTGATATACTTAGTATTGTCCGCAGTATGGAAATCTATTAATTCATTAAGTAAATCTAGCTTCATTGTCCCTTGTGTATTCTGTATAGAGTTAGTCACAATAGAACCACCATTTACAAACGTAAATCCATTTGATGTTGAGAATTGGCGCATATTATTTATAACCTTACCAAAACTACCAAGTAAGAAATAGTAATATAAATCCTCACCAGCAGTAGTATATTCAATAGGAGTAAACACTATCTCGCCAACAACGCCAGTACTTTCCTTAGGACATTTTATGTAGCATCTATAAGAAGCATCATCTCCGTCAGTAGCAATAAACTCCCCAGCAGGAAAACTCCAAGTTCTAGGTGCATCCTCTTGTACTGAATCCGTAAGAGTACCAGCAGTCCAACCGATATAGTTAACATCAGTAGTTTTTGCACTCATAGAGGCACCAGTGAGAGTATATTGTTGTTCATTTGTACCAGCTAAAACTGCCGACGTTTCCACTATTAAAGGTTTAATCTTATCAGTAAAATAACTACCACTAGGGTCAAATGCCATACGTAGAGCCTCTTGTGCACCCCTAAACGTACGTGTTTTCGCCATTACTGACTTTAAATTATTTGAACGTAGGTAATTATTATTATTGGTAATATTATTCTCTATTGATGTTAACCTACTAACTACATAAGGTAAATCTGATACCGTAATCTCATATTTATATTTTTGTGTTAAATACCTCTTTAGGGATATAATTCTATAAGTGCTTAAATCTTCATCCGATATTTCCGTTCCCTCAGTTGATCTTATCTTTACCATCTCACCTATATGTAATTCTATCTCATTATTTGTAGCCCATATAGTATCAATAGGACAAGTATATGAAACTTGGTCCATATCATACTTACCTAAATATTCCTTAGCCTTAGCTAATAGCCTTAATTCAGCCTTAAGCTCATATGATTCTGGCATATATAAATCCACCAACACATATTGGTCTCCAGCCTCAAATCCAAAAGTACTCGTTGGCAAATATGAATCCGTAGCATCTTGTATTTGCTCTATGGTTATTTGCTTAGTGATAGTATTGAAATTGGCAATAGGAAACTCATATCCAGCTAAATTACCAGTAATGAAATGTACTTTTGGCACTGTTTCATCAGCCATAATATACTCTGAATCAAGAGGATTAAAAGACAAATTACTATCTATAAACCTAAATTGCGATACCACACTACTAACAGTACCCTCACTAACTTTCCAATACGTACCATTAGTAGGCTCTATGCCCACACAATCAGTAACACAATCCCAAGAAATGTTATTGTATAATACTTGTGCTCCAGCAGTATATGCAGTTGTAATAGAAAAGTCCTCTGTTGCGTGTTCTAGAGATGGATATATATCATCCCACGTAACCACCTTTTCAATTATATTATCTAAGTCTATATTTTCAGAATCAATGTAAGGGCTATCAGGTAACATTAAACGTGGAGAACCATTTCTATAAGTACCACGTATATTTGTTTCCCCACCTAAAGCTACCAATCTAGTAACCTTTGTCGTTGTTGTTGATTCATTTCTAGTTATCTTTGTAAGCCCTTTATTTTTTCCTTGCTCAAGTATTAGTTCTTCTTCAGATACATATACTCTTTTACCGATATTTACTTCATAATCTCCATTGTCAGCAATACTCACCCATGATTCTGTTTCAAATAGCGTAGCAATATCCACCATTGCAGTAAGGCAACTAGCATTTGAGAACGTACCCTCTTTTGGGGTAGCATCAATACATTGTCCTACTACCCAATTTTCATTGGTACGTATTCTATTCATATTGTTTACTATCAACTCTGCATACTTCTTTGGTGATAGCGTAACAGGAAAGTCATATATTGCAGGAGTATCAGTATCATCAAATAGTGTAAAGTTCACCTCATTACATATTGCTCTTGGTGATTGGAACTTCAACGTATATTCATAGTTGTTTGAACCATTCTTTACTATTGGAGTTGGTAATTTTCGTAGTATATATTTACTCCCATATACAGTTAGGTTATCACCTACTTGGAAGTCAACTACACTAGTATACTTAAATTTAAAGGTTACGTACTCTTCATCCGCAACTGTTTGCATAAGTGCTGAGTCCGAAGACTCGTGCACCTCTATGCGTATTTCATTATCTTTTGTGTATATTATCATATCATATTTTAATAATTGGAAATGTTAATTCTGCCATATTATTTAATATTTAATTCTTCACAATCCAAATCAATATGCTCTTTTATCTCTTTTAAATCAGAAAGAAATTGAGTATATTCGTCCACTATTTTTTTACTTTCATCATCTGAATAAATACCAAGTTGAACAGCATTGTATTTATTTATCAATTTTTGTTCAAAATCTTTATTCCAAAGATGATTGATAACTTCTTTTTTGATTTTACTCCTTGTTATAGGCGACCATATAGTAACCTCATCGCAATTATAAGAAGTTGTATCTTCTTTTGCAACTTCTTGAATATTCCAACGGTAGAAATAACTACCATTTCCTTTAGCCTCTAATACAATAGGCTTTTTGTCGTAATTTTGTATATTCATATTATATCTTTTTATTTTATTTAAAATTAATTATTCGTTTTCGGGGATAAAGCAAAGGCGAGAACCGAGATGCGCAAACGTACGCGCGGGAGAATAAGGCGAGAGCGCAAACGCAAAACCCGCAGACGAGCCGCTAAACGCATAACCGCCAAAACAAACCCCACTTAAACTAGACGAGGTTATAGATGTATAATGATAATCGCAAAAGTGAGTAGAACTACCGCCACCAACTTCGAGAGGCAATATATCTCCATATTCCCCTGCTATTATTTTTGAAACATATCCGTTGTTTCTTGCTTCTAATCCTCTATATTCATAATTTACAACATCCACATCGCTAAAATCTTCTGGCTTATTACAAATATACACCTTAGATGTGCCACCATCTTCATCAGTTTTTACGTCAATATTTAAATCTGCGACCCATTTGTAAATATGTCCAAACGGTTGCTCTACTCCTCTGTAACGATTTGCCATTACAGTACATCTTGTTGTCCCATCTTCGTTGATTACATCATAAGCGATTTCTCCTGAGCCATTACCTAAAGAATTAGTATGTCCACATTTGACAAATGGATAATACCCATTAAATCCGCTCCAATCTACCATATTTGTTACTCCATTTCCTAAACCACCTTGACGATAACCTTCGCTAGTCAATTCTGCTGTAACAGGAGCCTGACTATTTCTAGTTCCATACTCTAAAATAAACATCCAATACAATAACTTATGAGCTAGATATGTATATAAGTTCCATTCAGAAGATGCAGAAGCATTTCTATTTCTTGCGTAAATCTGTCCGTTGATTCTTGAAAAAGCAGTTGCTGGACGTCCTAATAAACTCTTGTAAGTGTCATCTAAAGTAGCATCGTTATTTCCACCTCTATATTTAGCATCCATTGACATTACAGATGCAAATTGATTGTTATCTCTGTCAATTGTTCCTTCAAAAGCACCTACATACATCTGACTTATTTTATGAAAGCCACCTAATGGCAATTCGCTAAATTTCATTCTAACAATAGTACCTTCTGTTTCACACTTAAAATAAAGTTTAGGAAGTTCTACCATTACTTGTCCTGCCGAACCATCTAAAATTTCGCTAGACCAATCGGTTGGGTTTAAATAACGATTTACCTTACCTGTAATCCCATACAACAAACATCCTTTTATTTTAGATTGTAGAGGTAGATTAATAGCTTTATGTAAGGATAAATTACCTATCCTTGTTACTTTTGGGTCTGAAATAGTTGTATCGTATTGAAAACCATACCATAGGTTCTCATTATATAAACTACTTATGTAGTCCTTAATTTTTGTATCGTAGGTTGTTAGCCCATCTAATGTTAATATTTTCATATGAATAAGTTATTAATTTCTGTTTCTGTTATTTCTATCAATTCTGGTATATTGCTTACCGCTAAATTCGCAGCCGCAGCCGCTAAAGTTGCAGGTTTACCATCTGCTATACACTTCCAATAAGTCGTATCTAACACGTCTTGTCCAGTTATTGCTACTGTACTAATACATAAATAAGTACTATCTGTTGTTGTTACAAAATCCCACTTACTATAAGTTCCCTCAAGTGAAAAAACTCCTCTGTCTAAAAAGGCTACTCGCCCTAAATTATATTCTGCCATTGTTTTTTATTTTATATTATTGGTACTAAATTTCCATTCTCTACTTTAAAAGTCATTCCCTCGTATTCGTCTGGAGCAATAAGCCAAAGGTTCAAATCTTCTCTTATCTCTAAGCCTATAAAGTTTCCTGATAGAGAATCACAAGCATTGTTTGCGTTAGCAGCCGCCAAATCCGCATTTGAAGCAGCAGTATTAGCTAAATTTGCAGCATTGGTAGCCAAATCTACTGCTTGTATGATTGTTGTAGTATCATTAGTTACTGGGACTATTACCTCTATACCGCTCTCATCAGTCTTATTGTCTACTAGAGTTACTTCTGTACTCCCTTTAAACACTTGGTGCTTAACACCTCCGATAAAGTCAGCATTAGTAAGATAGTATGTTGATTCAAGCATCAGTTCTCCTAACCCTAATCCATGCTTATCTAACTTCACTTGTACAATATCATTTCCATTTTCTATCTCTGAAATAATATTTACTTTTGTTGTTCCATCCCAACTAGCAATATATTGCTTGTTTACATTAGTTCCGAAAGAAAGTTTAAATGGATATGCATCGCCATTTTCATCTAACAATATCTTTACAGGAATTTCTATATCCGATTTATAATGTTTTGTAATCATATTATTTTTATTAAATTGTTATTACTAAATCACCGTCAACAAGAGTAAAAGTCGAACCATCATAATCATCTGGAGTAGTGAACCATAAGCTCATATCATCTCTAATACCCAAAGATACAATAGGTTCTACTGCATTCCTTACTACACTTTGCCTTACTTTAATACCAAAGATATTATAATCCTTATAGTGATGGAAATTAGACGAAGATAAATATTCAATATCATATTCAATATCTAAGTTAGTGTCCTTTAATGTTACCATAGGGTTGTCTATAAGGAAATTCATAAAAGAGTTATAGTGAGCAATAGTATCACAAGCAAACTTCAATGTCATTACTCGTGATTCTACATACCCTTTACTTAACAATACCTCAGTACCATCCTCATCAGTCCAATTATTTGTAATCCTACTTTTAATATCTGGAGCAGTTAGAATTGGATCGTAATATCCCTCATATTCTGGTTGTAGCCCCCATTCTGTTTCTATATTAAATCCGTTTATTGTTATCATCTCTTTATCTTTTGTTATTTATAGCATTTTAATTCCGTTGTCATTCATCTCCTTTAACGATTCCTCAATAGCTTTAAGCCTATCAGTATTTGTACGTATTGCAGAAATGTCCTCACCAATTAAATCTAAGTCCACAGTACTGTTTTGTAAAGATACTAAAATTTCCGCAGTATTACCACCTATAAGGGAATTTATTTTCTCAATATTTGCAACGTGAACACGTACTGCCACTCCTTGTGCAGCAAGTAAATCAGCAGTAGATTCACTTATATTCTTAACTGCGGTAGTAACATCGTTATTGTCAGCAATACCAGTATCCATTCCAGCAATATTAGCCATAACATCCATACGTCTCTTTGCTTCCTCGTATATTGCTTTATAGCTATCCTCAAGCTCTTGTAATTCATCTGCGGTTAAGTTCTCATTACCAGCAGAACCCTTGCTCATATTTTTTGTAAGTGACTTATACCATCCCTCCATAGCATCATTCAGATACCTATCTTTCACTAGTCCTAACATAGCATTCTTCATATTCTCCTCGAAGCTATCAGCAACGTCAGCAAAAGTAGTATCAGCATCAGTAAGAAAGTCATCCATTGCAGACTTAGCATCATCTAGGGACATAGAAGTTAGTCCCTCCTTAGCAGTTTTAATTACGTCAGCAATAGCGTCATTAGTATCAATTAATGTATCCAAGTTCTCTTGTATAGGGTCACTAATTAACGACCAAGCATAAGTGTTGTTCTCCTTGATATTTTTCAATTGCTCTGGAGTTAAGTCAAAGAAATCATAGATAGAACCTATCTTTTCTCCCGCAGACTTACTAATACTATCCCAATAATCTTTTAAAGCCTTATTAGTTCTATACCCGTAAGAGTGTGAACCCCAGCTTCCACCAGCTTTTGCAGCCGCTAGAGCAAGTTTCCTATACAAATCTAGTTCCTCTTCCAGAGATTCTTTTATCTTTTCAGAAGCATCAATAGCAGAAGAACCACTAAGGGTATCTAGCATCTCTTTTTGAGCATCAATAATATCATTTAAGACATCCAAATATCCCTGAGAAACAGCCTTCAAATCCTCATATGATTTAGTTGCAGCACTCTTTCCACCACCTAAAATATTCATAATAGATGTAGTTAACTCTAAAGCTAAAGATAATATTTCTAGAATTATAGATGCTTTTTCAATGCTCTTAATAGCGCTAACTTCCATTTTTGATACAGCAGTAATAGATGACATCAATGCTATCGTTCCAGCAGCAGTAGTAGCTATCGTAGATATTACTTGCCCAGAAGTATCATCCATTGCCTGTCCTACATTACCTGCTGACTTGATTAAACCATTCATAGCCTCAGCTGCTGTCTCTGAAGCCTCTTTTACTTTTTCACCCTCTTTTTTCTGTTTCTTATTAGCCTTTGCAAGTTTAGCTTTAGCAGCTACTTCAGAAAGAATGGTAGTAACCATTTTACCATTCTCGTTTACTGATATGCTAGTAATAATTTTAGTTCCTTTTCTAACTTTATTTAATGTTTCTTGAGCTTCTGTAACCTCTTCTGTTGCCTTTTTATATTCTTTTAGGCTATTTGATAATGCTTCAAAAGGGTCTCTTTCTATTATCTCTGATTCTATCTTATCACTACCTTCAGAAACAGCCTTTATATCAGTTTTACTTAACAGACCATCAGCTTTATCTTTGAAATTCTTTATTTTCTCAAGTGTTGCTTTTAACTCTTCTGTTGACATCTTGTCAAGATTACCAAACACATCACCCCAATTAATATCTTTTTGTAATTTAGTAAAGTCTATCTTAGCAATATCCTCTTTATATTGCATTTCTGCTTGTGCCATAGCCTTAACTATCTTTTCAGCATCTTTATCATCAGCAACCTTTAAATCCTCTTCAAAAGCTTTTTTATCATCATTATATTTTTTAGTAATTTCTAGTTTTTGTGTTTCAAAGTCTTGAAATTCCTTTAACCTATCTTTAAGTATTTTAGCCCTTGCGGTAGCATCATTTTTTATTGCAGTTTCAGTTTCAGTATCAATAATGCTTTTACTCCCAGCACTTAATGATACTTGTGGTAAATCGCTCTTTTTCCAATCTTTATGCGACAGCTTATATTGCTTTGTTGCAGCATCTTGCTCTATCTTTAAGAGCTTAGCTTTATGTTTTATTATGTCAGCAAGTTCTTTAGCATAATTTATTTTTTGTTGCTCTTGTTTCTTTAGATACCCATCTTCCATCGCATCTACCTCGCTTTGAGCACTCTTTATTTCTGCCTGTACTTTTGCATCTGTTAATTTAGCATTATCAGCCTCAATTCCAGCTTTCAATGATGCAATGTTAACAGTTGTATCCTTAGCTGAACTACCTGTTGTTTTTGTAGAGTATATCTTTAAGTTCTTCTCTGCCTCAGCTAAATTCTTAGTTTGCTTTTGCAATACATCTAAATCGTGCTTAGGTATTAAAGAAGTATCCCCGCCGCTCTTGAATATCTTTAGGTATTCACTTCTAATTGCGGAAATAGCTCCCTCAGCATTAGTTTTTTGCCTAGTCCAGAATGCTTTATTTTGTATTGTAGCCTCTTCGTCAGCTTTTTTCTTAGCATTAGCTTGTGCCTTTAAAGATCTCTCATAGTTTTTCTTCAGCTCGTCATATACTTTTTGCGCAGCTTCAATATCTTTAACCGCATCTACATTTATTATTTTAACACCACCAGTACCATATGTATATTTGTTTTTTTTCTTAGCCTCTAAATCCTTTTTTGCTAACCTTACCTCTTCTTTTTGAGCCGCAAGTCTACCTTTTTCTATCTCCTCGTTTAATTTCTTTTGTAGCTTTTGTGCCTCAGCACGTGTTATATTTTCAAGTTTCTCTCCTTTAAGTAATTTTGGATACAGCTCTTGAAGTTTATATAGTGCTTCTAACCTTACAGCATCAACTTCGTTCTCATTAACAATAGTATTAAGTAAATCACCTACCGCTCTTTTTCTGTCTTGGATAGTCTTATTAAGCTTATCCATTGTTTTCTGTAATTTATCTTCCGCTTTTTCCTCGGCAGTTGTGCTATCATGCAATGCCCACATAACGGTAACAAGAGAAGCTATAACCACAAATACCGCAGTATATGGGTTTGCTAACATTGTAGTATGTAATGCATGAGTTATTGCTATCAGTTTTGTCTTAGCAATTGATATAAGGTCAACACTAGCAGCGTTACCTGCATTTATAGCAGCGTCAGCACCAGTCACTAACATATTCTTTTTTGCGGCAAGAGTACCTGCTTTTAGAGTATTCGTATTTAACGCAACAGATGCAGTCTTATATTCAGTTGTAAGTGTACTTATCTTATCTTGTGATATTTTAAGTTCTTCAGCAGATAACTGTTTTCCACTAGCAATTGCGGAAGCCTCTTTTGCTGCAATATTTTTTCTTTCTAAAGCAATTTGTGCTTTAATATCAATCATTCTCGCCTTAGTAACTTTATTAAGACTTCTTGTGGCTACAAGCTCAGCATTAGTGTTAACAAGAATTTGTTCTACTTCCTCTCTAAGAGCCATAGTCTTAGCCTTAACACCATAAGTAGCCTCAACATTTGATTTAGTAAGTCCTTTATTAGCAGCAATAAGTGATTCTAGTGATTTAGCCTCAGCCATATTTGAAGCAGTACTACTTAAATTAGCTTGAACACCAATAGCCATTTTAGCTATCTGATAAGTACCAACAGCAGCGGCAGCAACACCAATAGCAGTAGCAAGTGACTTCCAGTGTTCAATTAAGTACGTAACTCCCTCAACACCTGAATTTACAACACTCTCTGATTCTTCTCCCATCTCTTTCAATGCCATGGTCCACTTATCTTGTAAGTTAGATATACGACCATAAGTAGTTTCAGCCAATTTATCTGATAAGCCATAATACTTACCACCAGCCAAAGTCATATAATCAACAGCTGCTTTTAATTGCTCGAAGCCAACAGCACCAGCAGAAGTCATATTCTTTACTTGCTCAGTACTTATGCCCACTTCTCCATTAAATCCTTTCATTGTAGCAGCCAAGGCTTGATAAATAGGCACACCTCTATTTGCGAATTGGAATAAATCACGTGCATATAAACGACCTTGTGTAAGTGATGTACCATACAAGTAAGCAATATCACGTATAGATTGCCCAGAACCAGAGGATACATCTGATAGTTTTTGTACGGTTTCAGTTACACTCTTAGCATCTTCACCATAAGCAAGTAATTGTTTAGCTGAATCAGTAATATCTATCAATTGGAAAGGTGATTTAACAGCCAAGGTTGTTAATTGCTCCATTATTTCCTTACCCTCTCTAGCACTACCAACGAATGAGTCTATGGATACTTTTAATTGATCGAAAGTACCTTTTACCTGAATGATATTTTTTGCAAGGTTACCTAGTATGTTTATAGAACCATAAGCAATCATAGAACCAATAGCATATCTAAATCTACGTTCAAGGAAAGATATATCTCTTTCAGCTACTTTCACATCAGTATGTATAGCCTTAACAGTCTTTCTCAATGGACTTGTTTTTGGTACGTTCTTACCAAAGTTAGATGCAGCCTTGCTAACGTCTTTCATAGCGGCTCCAGAAGTCTTAGACATAGTAGACATATTCATCTTCTCTTTATCAATAGTAGCTCCTAGAGTCTCTAGTTGTTTAATCAAAGATGTAATCAGCTTAGACTCCCTAGATTTACTATTAGTTCTAAGTAGGTTACCATATTTCTGAGTAATACTATCAAGTTGTAAATTCACTTTTTTTGCTAAACTAGCAAAGATTTGCTCTGTTTCTTGTGTATCTCTCTTTAGCCCATCATTGGTTACACCAGTAGCCCAAAATAACTTTTTATTTGCCATAATATTTATTTATCCAATTTTTACTCCTGGAATTTTGCTAAGCTCACCCAAACTTGCATCTTCCTGCTTCTTATCTCCATTCATAAGTGAATTATATTCTTCCAACATATTTTGCAATAAAGTCCATCCCATATTTAATGTTTGCTCTGGAGTAAATCCAAAGTTCTGGTTAGCAAGAACTAACAATTGAGTGAAGTCATATATCTTTTTTCTGCGGCTATTAACTCCACGTTGTTTGATAGACTCAGTGTTCTTGCGTAACTGATAGATTTTAGAAAAGACTTGTTATTCATTCTGTATATTGTTGCTATGAACATATACATATAATCTTCATAAGTGGCAACTCCTGATATATCCTTGCCAACCATTATAGTTATTATCTTATTTATACTATCTGCATACTTGCGATAAAATTCTAGGTAGTCATCCATATTAAAATCTCCATTACTACCATTAACTATTTTCTTTACATCATCAAGTCCACCTTTCTCAATCTTTGCTAAGTATGGATATATCTCTGCCATTTGCCTTACTGTCATAGGATATATGGTCCACTCTCCTCCTGTTTGTTCATTCTTGCATACACAAGGAAGTCTTAATATATTCTCACTATCTTTCAGTAAAAATTCCTCTATTTCTAACTTTTGTTCCATTTTATTATTTTTTTTATTATTATGCTTTGTATCAAAAAAGGGGAACATGACGCCCCCCTCCAAACAAAACAAATGAAAAACTATATATTTCTATGCTGCTGGTACTGCTTTTATTGAGCAAACAACTTTTTCAGCACTCTTATCTTCTAACATATTGAATGTAAACATCCAACCTACTAACTCTTGATTTGCACCCATAGTACCAGTCCATGAATATGTAACAAATGTGTTAGGACAAGTTACTACCATCTCTAGACCATCACTATTCTCGCCAGTGATAACCAAATATTTATGGGTAGGACTAGAAGTACCACCAATTGTCAATGTATCTGTATCAAATGTATTACCAGATAAAGATGCTAACGAAGCACCTGGCTCTGTTGCTAATTCCATAGTAGCTGTATTTAACACAGGAGCTTTTCTCACGTATATTACTTGCTGTGTTTGTTCTCCATATGTAGGAGTACTTGTTGCCTCTGGTAAGTTTAATGTAAAAGCACCATCTTTGATAGCACTAGTTTCAGTGAATACGGTAGGAGCTACTCCTGCTACCAAATCAGCATCTGCATATTCAACTTTTTTTATTTTTACTAAATTTATTGCTGCCATAACTTATTTTTTTTTAAATTAATTACTAATTGTTCTAAAGATAAACGTTGTTACAGTTTGATCTTTCATATTTCCAGTTTCAGGCTCTTGCTCTTCATTAAAGTGTATGAACCCATTTGATGCTTTAAAGGTACGTAATTTTTCTGAAATATCAAAACAATATTGAGATATATTTCTAGTATTTTCTTTACCATCAATTTTGTCAATATATATGAATAAAACAATATCATTTGTACTTTCAACATTATTCTTAGTTATAGGCATATGAGATATTACTATGCACTCACCTACTTCTGAGGCTGGTTTTGTATCATAATATATCGTCAATCCTAAATCTAAGAGTTGAGCTCTTAACTGGCTTTTTACATCAAATATTGTATTCTTCATCTTCTTACATTCTTTATATTCATTAGCTAAATACCTTTTTTATCCTTTGATGAACTATTGAGAAATTTGGCATGAAGTCGTTTAAGACTGTCCTACCATTATCCTCAACTACTCCTGCATATGGTGCGGCTGCTACAACAACAGCGATAATGCTTTTTTCTGGAACATAACTACCATCTGGTAAAGTGGACTTACCTCTAATTTCAGTATTTATATATTGGCTAAAATCTTTAAAACCTCTATTGGGGTCAGTACCCTCCGAAGCTATCCATTTCCATCTAAGATTTTCTTTCCTATTTTTAAGTATTATAAAACCAGTAGATGATTCAAGCTCACCTTTATAGTTTTTATAGCTATGGTCATTCTTTGCAGTCTGTGCCGCAGCTATGCATATATAATACAATTCAGAAATCAATTTAGACTCCATTTCTTTCGAGAATACTACTTCCTTTATATCCTTACGAATACTAGGAATACTCCAAAGCTGTTTCATTTTACCCATATTTCTGTATTGAAATATGTAACATAAGGTTCAACAATAGTGCCTTTAACACCTGCGCAAGTAATCTCAGCACCTCGTATAAACTCTACATCACAACTAGGTGGCACAAAAAGCTTATACTTAATGTTAATGAAATCTCCACCATCTTTTATATTTAACATTGGAGTAGGTTGATAATCACAAACAAAAGATATGTCAGCACCAGCGATAGGGTATCCGTCCTCATCTTCTGTTGCCTTTCCTTTCATTGTTGCTGTATATCCGTATCTAAAACTCATATTCTTATAGTATTTATTACCATCTTCTTGCGTTTATCTCTATGCCCTTACTTCCACCTTTATACTCTATTCCATTGTCAGCAAGTATTCTCTTGCCTCTTGATAATAAGAAAGACCTAGCACTATTTGTTAGTGTCTCCTCAGTATCTCCTTGTGAATAGTTTGGTGATATAGCCTTATCCATCATACCTATACCAGCAGAAACAATATTATCATCAACACCATCTATATCAATACCATACTCCTCTAACGAGAGAGTGCCAGTCGTCTCGTTAAAGTTGTATGCCATATATGCTGCTAGGTTCGTCATATCTACTACGAGGTTGAATCAGTTTTCAAAATTACAATCTCATCATTCATATTAGGAACTACGATTGCTGAAAGCTCACTTTCGAAAGTAACCTTACCATGCTTCTGTTCTGTTCTAATCAAAACGTGATTAACATCTTGATAAATAACATTAGAATCAGGTCTACGTTGTTCGTCAGCAGGAGTCCATAAGTAAGAACCATGAATATCACCAACTACACCAGCAACTCTATTATCTTGGAAAGCTACTGTATTAGAAGCAATACTTGCTCCATCAGTTGCGTATTTAGAAACCATATTGTCAACTAGAACAATTGGAGCTATAAGTAATGATTGTGTTAAAATCTCATTTATAGCATTCAAATTAGGTTTACCAGTAAAATAAGTACTTCCACCTACACCATTATAGTAACTAGATATTTGTGTTTTAACAGATACCTGTGATTGTAACTTTTTAAATGTAGTAGTATTCATTAAGAACTTCTCTATGATAATACCATCATTTATTCTGGAGTCGTCAGCCATATCTTGAAGGTCTTTAAGACCATCGGCATTAGCAGCATCAGACCAAATTGTATCAACATATCCAGTCTTCAACTTCCAATCAATACTAAATGGTAATCCTAATATAATATCACCAGCTGCGATAGAAGAAGTACCATTTGATAATGCTTCAAAATACAATTTATCAATAGTCATCAATGGACCTACTGCTAATCTTTCGAAATATCCATTCAAATAATTAATCAAAGGAGTAGGATCAGTTACACCTTGTCTTATTGCTTTTTCGTATTTCTCTATCTCGTTAAACTCTTTTGATGTGAATGTTACTTTGTTACCAAACGTAGGCATTTCACCAAACATATCAATAGGTTTTTCTGTACCAATTAATGGTTTACCAGAATATTTACTTATTGATGTCGCCATTGGAATCCTGCCATTAAATGCAGTTACTGCTTTCCAGCTTGTAGTCTCATTATAAGTATCTACTGTTGACTCACTAAATTTTGGAGCTCTAAACCCATCAGCCAATTGTCTAACGAAAGACTGAAATTTTAGAGGGTCTTTAATTATTTCGTTGAATGTTAAAAAATCCATATCTTTTATTTTATTATTATGTTAGGTGATAAAGCTGCAATAGTAGCGTCTGAAAGAGCATAAGTGAATCTTGCTTTTTCAACCCATTGGTCAATCTTATAAACACAAGGCACATTAACACCTGTCTCTATAAATGTAGTATCTAGCATTACACAATTAGCTGTATATTTTTCAACAGCGTCAGCACCAGTAGCTTCGGTATTTACTACAATGTCTCCCTCTGATAAAGCACCACCATTAGTCAAGTGAGTTAATATGTCATATTCTGTACTAGTAGTAGTGTCAATAGCGGTAATAGTTACACCAGTTCCACCAGTCTTACCAAACGGATCACCTACTTTAAATAAATGATTTTTCTTAATTCTTGTTTTTGTAGTTGTTGAACCACTTACCACCTCACCAGCTTTAACTACGTGAGCAGTCCTTGCTGAAAAGTCTACATATAGTGGGCATCCTTTATCAACATACCCTGTTCCTATACTTTTATCTAATTCTGAAATGTCTAAGGTTGCACCACCAAGTCCATCTGTGTGAGTTAATAACTCATCCCAAATGTGAACTACTGGAGCTCCTTTTGTACCTTTGCTAAAATTTGCCATTTTATTCTTTTTTAAGGTTATTTTTTATTTTTATTCTTACTCTTTTTCTTATCAATGGTAGCTTTAATTGCTTGTCCCCAAACATCGCCAATATCTCCTTTTTTGTCAGGATTACCATCATAAGATTTATAACTAGATAGTCCTTGTGCAAGTCTTGCTTGTCGCATTTCAGCTATCTTTGCATCTATCTCTGCTTCCGTAGCAGTTGCTGGAATCATTTTCTTTAAGATGTTTACATCATAAGAACCGAATCCCTCTGTGTTCTTGTCGATATATGCAGACTTGTTTATTTCTAGCAATTCTGTCTTTTGTCTCTCTAATCCTGCTAATTGGGTAGCCTTTAACTCATCTATTTCCTTTTGAAATAATGCTTTCAGTTCTTCAGCTGTATTTTTAGGTACATCTGAGTCTACTTTAGTATCATCTGGAGGAGTAACTTTTTCTTTCGCTTTTTTTATAGCGGAAGTACGTACTTCATCTAGCAATGATTGTAGATTGACATTTTTACCAGTGTCGGCTAGTGTCTTTAACTCATCTTTGGTATAATCCCCAATAGCTTTTGTAGTCTTCACGGTTGTTTTAAATGAATTAACCCAACCATTTAAATCCTCTTCTGCTTCAAAGTTGATTCCTTTTGATAACTCTTCAGGTATACCCTCGTTTGCGAGTTTATCCTGAATGACTTTTTGATCTAACATATATTCTATTTTAATTTAAATTGATTAATTATCCACAAGATATGAATTATTTTT